GATAAGAAATTTGATGATTATGATGAAATGGAAGCCGAACATATTACGCCGTGGAGTGAAGGTGGCACAACAACTAAAGATAATTGTCAGCTTTTGTGCAAGAAATGTAATCGAACAAAGTCTAATAAGTAGGAAAACAAGATGAGCAAACAGAGAAAAAGTTTAGGAGCAGCAAAGAAAAATAAAAATGACGAATTTTATACAGATATTTTAGACATTGAAAAAGAAGTAAAATATTACAAAGCTAAATTTAGAAACAAAATAGTATTTTGTAATTGTGATGACCCAGAAGAAAGTCATTTTTGGAAGTATTTTTATTTGAATTTTGCCCATTTAGGTCTAAAAGGATTGATATCTACTCATTATAGCGACACAGAAAAAACCTATAAACTTGAATACGATGGTAAAGACATAGTAAAAACTATGCTAAAACAAAACGGAGATTTTAGATCTCCCGAATGTATTGAAATACTAAAAAATAGTAATGTCGTAATGACAAACCCGCCCTTTTCATTATTTCGAGAGTATGTCGCCCAGCTAATTAAATATAACAAGAAGTTCCTAATAATTGGAAGTCAAAACGCCATTACCTATAAAGAGATTTTTCAACTTATAAAAGAAAATAAAATTTGGCTTGGCTGTCGTAGTGGTGGTTTTAAATTTAGAGTTCCAAATACTTATAATACTGGGAATATAGTCGAAGAAAACGGGCAAAAATATGCTAAACTTGGAAATATTACTTGGTATACTAATTTGTCACACAGAAGAAGAAACGAAGAATTATTATTGTACAAAACATATGAAGGTAATGAGCAGGATTATCCACGGTATGATAATTATGATGCTGTAGAGGTCTCAAAAACAAAAGATATCCTATTAGATTATAAAGGGGTGATGGGCGTACCAATCTCATTTTTGGACAAATATAATCCTGAGCAGTTTGAAATCATTGGTTTAGGAAATGGTAGAGAAAACTTTACGCCAACAAAAGATTACATCAATCCAAAAATGGTGTCGAAAGACGGAAAAATTACTAATGGTGGTGCCATCAATAGAGTTTTAGCCATTAAGGTAAATGAACCTCCAAAAGGCATGTGTTATGTTTCTGACAACCTAAATGAAGATGAATATCTAGTAGCACCATACGCAAGAGTTCTAATTAGACATAGGAACATATAATGTCATATAAGTTAGCAGAAAGAGATGCTTTAGAGTTTTGTAGTGATTATAAATGCGATTATAAAAGTGGTATTAGACAGTGGAATAAAATAGACCAATAAAGGAGATTAGAATGTTTAGCGAAAATTTTAGTAAAAAGATGATGGATAGGTTTTTTCGTAAGGTAGACGATTGTTTATGGGATTTAATGACTGGAAAGATAGGGATTAAAACTTCTTCTGGTGATATTGCAACATTAGAGGGAGAGGGTGACGATGCTCAAGTTGTTGTAAATCCATTTTCAGAATTTGGTATTGCTTTACCAGCTTTTGCCCAAAATACATCTATTGACCAGATTAAGAAGGGCGACTTAATTTATAGTTCAAAGAAGGTAATGGGATGGGTTGTCTCTGTTCCAGATATTGCTAGTGGAGGTAAAGCATTTAAGTTATTAAGAACCGATGGAACAAGAGGAGAATGGAGACCACCAAAAGTTCAAAGTTTAGGATTAGACATGAGCGGAGCAATGGTTCTTCGTTCATTACTAAATACTGTTCCAGGTGGAGATTTAGGTGGATTACAAGGAACACTACTCCCAATGATGATGATGGGTGGAGAAATGGATGATATGGAAAGTATCCTACCCTTAATGTTAATGGGACAAAATGGTGCCCTCGGTGGTAATAATATGTTGCAAACAATCATGATGATGAAGATGTTGGGTGGTAAGAAGGGGACTTCTGGTAAAACCAATGTAAATAGTTTTTTTAACTCTTAATTAAAAGGAAAGTAATATGGGATATGGAAAATGGGCTGCATCAGATTATGTTAATTATTCGGCAGCAGCGTCTGGAATGAGTAGAAATTTATTATATAGTAGAACAGATAAAGATTCTGTTACTAAAAGTGGGCAAAAAGTTAATATAGACGAAATTAAGTTTAGGGAGAGTAGAGATTCCGAAGAACATCCAGTATCTACTCCAATTATGATTGGGTTAGATGTAACTGGTAGTATGGGAATTATTCCCGAAAGATTAACTAAGGAAGGATTGGGAATATTAGTTAATGATATTCTACAGAAAAAGGTTGTAACTGACCCCCATTTATTGTTTATGGGAATTGGTGATGCTACTGCAAGAGATAGGGCACCATTACAAGTTACACAATTTGAATCAGATAATAAAATCTGTGACCAACTAACCGATATATGGCTAGAGGGTGGAGGTGGTGGTAATTCTTTTGAAAGTTATGATTTAGCTTGGGCATTTGCTATCTATAAAACGGTAACAGATGCTTGGGAAAAACGACAAGAAAAGGGGTTTTTATTTACTATTGGAGACGAAATGTTTCCACAATATACAGATGAGAATTATTTTAAAACTATGTTTACTAAAGATATTTCTCAGTCACCAAGTCCTCTTTCTTTATTAGAAGAAGCAAGTAAAAAATGGAATATCTTCCACATTGTTATTATGCAAGGAGATTATGCTTCTCGTAGTCCACAAGCAACAGTTAATAGTTGGAAAGACCAATTAAAGAAAAGAGTTTTAGTATTAACAGATTATAAGTATTTACCACAATTAATTATTTCTGCTATCGCATTAGAAACTGGAGAAGTTTTTGATACTGTAATGGGCTGGTGGGAAAATGATTGTGTTACAGTTTTAGAAAAGGCATTTGTACAATGATTCCAGCGGTAGTAATAGGAAGTGGATATGGAGATGAAGGGAAAGGTGCTACTGTAAATTACCTATCCACTCCTAATTCTACTGTAATCAGATTTAATGGTGGAGCCCAAGCTGGACATACTGTTGTTCATAATGGGTTCCGCCATGTATTTTCTCATTTTGGATCTGGAACTTTAAAAGGAGCAAAGACCCATTTATCAAGATTTTTTGTTTGTAATCCAATAGGATTTTATATGGAATTAAAACATTTATTATCTTATAATATACCTACAATATCAGTTTCCCCAAAATGTTATGTGACAATACCTTATGATCATGCTATTAATAGAGCAATAGAAGATAAGAGAGGACAAAATAAACACGGATCAGTTGGTATTGGTTTTGGAGAAACAATTGAAAGATCAGAAAGAGGGTTTGCTCTTTGTGTATCAGATATTAGAGATTACGAAAAATGTAGAAATATTTTAAGAGACATTCAATATATTTGGATTCCTCAAAGATGTAAAGAATTAGATATAAAAATTAATCCATCTTTAAATATTGTTAAAGTATATCATTATTTTACTAAATTTTTACAATCTATTAATCTTCTTAATGATGAAGATGTTTTTATATGTAATAACGATATTATATTTGAGGGTGCCCAAGGATTAATGTTAGATCCAGAATATGGGACTATGCCTTATTGTACAAGATCTTCTTGTGGTCTAAACAATATAAGAGAATTATTGGGGCATATGCCATATGATGTATATTATGTTAGTCGTCCATATACTACTAGACATGGAGTAGGACCATTACCATTTGAATGCGATAAACCATATCCTGCCATAATAGACCATACTAATGAACCAAATCAATATCAGGGGCAACTAAGATATAGTCCACTAAATATTGATGAAATAATAATAAATACAGCATTGGATCAACTTAAATATGGACAAAGTATTAATAGAAAATATGCAGTAATGACATGTTTAGATCAAATAAAAGATATTAAATTATTAAAAATAATAAAAGATTTTGATATTTGTGAATGTACTAAAAATACATTATATTCTGAATATAGTCGTATTGGAAAATTTATTGGATTATCTAATGAGGAACATAATTATGATTGATAAATATGGGGCGTTATTGCATACAAAATGGGAAGAAGGAACATGTGGAACGATCAATGGACATTGGGCAGAAGATAATTCCATATATACTATTGATTGCCCTGGACAACTCAGAGAATCATTAATACAAATGCAAAATCAATTATGTGATTTATACCAAAAATGGGATAAAGATAGTAGAGATTTGCAAAAATTTGAACAATTGATGAATAAAGTTTTTCCATAGTAAATTGAGAGGATATAAAGAGGAAATATAAAAATGAAAGTTGCAATAAATAGATGTTTTGGTGGATTTGGACTATCAGATAAAGCTTCTGAACTTTGTGTTGAAAGAGGGATGACATGTTCTGAAAAATGGGATGATGATAAAGATTTTCATTATGACAAAAATGATAAACATAATAAATATTATGCTCGCGATAATTATAAACAATCATTTAGAACTAATCCAATTGTAATTAGTGTAATAGAAGAATTAGGGGTTGAAGCCGATGGAGATTGTGCCGATTTAGATATTGTAGATATTCCCTTCAGTTCTACAGAAGGATGGTATATTAAAGAATATGATGGACAAGAATCTATACACACAGAACATAGGAGTTGGTAATGAAAATTCACGAAAATAAAAATTGGAAAATACTTAATAGCCCCAACTACAACTTCCTTTTTAATAAAAATACAGGATTTTTTGCTCGTTGGGGAAAAACTAAAGATGAAGATCCAGAATATTCTCCTTATGGTCCAGAAATTGCCGACATTGAAATTTCATCTGCTAATTTAGAAGATGTAAAAAATTCAACTTCTGATATGATTATTACTAATGGTGGTTGTAATGGCAAATTTTGCAAGAAATTTTGTTATAAGCTGAATACATCAGATAAGACAACCCATATGAGTTTGGATACATTTAAGAAAGTATTAGATCGTTTTAATAAAAATCTTACCCAAATTGCTTTTGGTCTGTGTGATTTAAATTCTCATCCACAAGTTTGGGATATATTCAAGGAAACTAATAAAAGAGGATTTGCAAGCAATGTAACAATTAATGGACAGGATATAACAGATGAACAATGTAAGAAACTTTCATTATATTGTGGGGCTGTTGCTGTATCAATAAATAAAGGAAATAAAGAAGAAGCATACAATACTATTAAAAGGTTGTCTCAAGATAATAATATGAAACAAATTAATATTCATATTGTTCTTGCGGAAGATACTATTCCGTTTATTAAAGAAGTAATTGAAGATATGAAGTCAGACGAACGATTATCTTCCATGAACGCTTTAGTTATGCTTTCTTATAAAGATAAAGGGAAAACTGGATGTTATAGCCCAATTAAAAAGGAAAGTTATAGAAAATTAATTGAATTCTGCGAAGAAAAACAAATTAGATTTGGCTTCGATAGCTGTAGTGCTCCCCTTTATATAAAAGCTATCGAAGATAGAAATAATAAAGAAGAACTAGAACAATATGCGGAGCCTTGCGAATCTGGTATGTTTAGTATTTACATTTCTTGTAATGCAAAAATATATCAATGTAGTTTTGGAGAAGGAATTGATGAATGGAAGGAAGGTATAAATATATTAGATTATTCTTCTATCATTGATATTTGGCATAGTCCAAAAATGTTAGAGTGGCGTAAAAAATTATTAGATAATAAAAGAACATGTCCAATTTATAATTTAGGATAAAAATATGAAATATAGGCAAGGATTTATAAGTAATTCATCTTCCTCCTCATTTGTTGTCTACAAAAAAGATATAACAGAACAACAAGCTGATTATATTAGACGACACCAAGAAATTTCTAATATGGATCCATTTCCTGTTATTATAGATAATAGAGGAATTACAATTTATGAAGATAATAATATTATAATAATCAAAAAGAATGAAATTGAATATGAAGTTGAACATTACGAGAGATATGATTCTCAAAACATATGTGGAAAATATGATAATTGGAGTATATCAGAAGATGAAGATACAATAGAAGGATGTACAACAATGGATAATTTTGATATGCATTATTTTTTACAAAGAATAGGTGTAACTAAAGCAATTTTTAGAGAATAATAAGGAGTTTCAAATATGAAAATTAGAAATGGTTTTGTAAGTAATTCCTCTTCTTCTTCATTCATAGCCTTTGTTGAAAAGAAAGATTACGAAAAAATATTTAAACAATTAAAAAAAGAAGATCAAAGAATATTAGGATTTTTTCCTCCCGAAACTATCAAATATAAAGATCAAGATTTTGTTAAATTAATTGATAATAATGAGGATGGAGAGATACATATTAATAAGTATGGATATATAGATAATGAAACATTAAAAGAAATTTTTGGAGAATATGATCCAAGAGATCATTATGAATATAAACAAAATATTGAAAATAGTATGGATAATTTAATATTTTTGTTACGGAAAAACCATATTATATTAGAATATTCAGATTATCATTAGGAGAAAATATGAAAATTCGAAATGGTTTTATATCTAATTCTTCTTCTTCATCTTTTGTAATTAGATACGACAAAAAGAATATGAATAAATGTGATAAGTGTGGTAGATCAGATAATACACTTATTAAAGTAGCAGAACTTGAATCTCGGACATATTGTAGCGAGACTGAAATAAAAAGATTAGATGATGAAAGTGATATAGTAGAGATGGAAGTAGAATGTTCAATACATGGAGTTTTACATGATATAATTTTAGAAATGGGAAGTTCAGGAAAAATCGAAATTATTAGTCAGGAAGAATATTAATAAGGAGAATATATGTTAATAACAATTTGTATTATTATTTTAGCTATATCATTATTTCTTGAGACATTATTTAGAACTACAAAATGGTTCGAATATCAACAAAAGCCGCCATTTATACTTATGGTTGGATTTATATTAGCATTTTTTTGGGCTTTAATTATACCAACAATAATTTGTTCGGCTCCTATAATATATGCTGGATATAAATTAGGAAAATTTTTAAAACAATATCAAATAGTAATTAAAAAGGAAGTGGTATGAAAATCCGAAATGGTTTTGTGTCTAACTCAAGTACAACTTCTTTTATAGCTATAGGATTTTTTAAAGATAAGGATGATATTACAGAAGAAGAGTTAGAAGAAGCTCTTTATATAGAAGAATATGAAAAATATGTTATTGGAAAAATATTTAGTTATGATGATACTGACCCTTCTGACCATATATCAATGGATGATCTGATTAAAATTATTAAGAATATTGTTATTAAATATAATATCAACGATAAAGATATTAATATTGTTTATGGAAGTTATTATAATTAGGAGAAAATATGAAAATTAGAAATGGTTTTATAAGTAATAGTTCATCCAGTAGTTTTACATGTGATGTCTGTAAAGAAAATTTTAGCGGTTGGGATGCAAGTCCCTCTGAATTTGACCATCAAAACTGTATAAGAGGACATGTTTTTTGTTCAGACAAAATAGTAAATAAAGATAAATTTGATGAAGCAGTAGATAGATTTGAGGAAAAATATGGGGGAAATTATGATAAATTACCTAAAGATTGGTATGAAGATGAAAATAGAATTGAAAAATATGGTTTGTCTGAAGAAGACCAATATGAAGTCCCAGAAGAATTCTGTCCAATATGTTCAATGAATATTATTTGTGATATTGATTGTGTAACATATATATATAAGAAATATAATACTAACAATAAAGAATTAGCAGCAGAAATTCGAAGTAAATTTAATACATATAAAGAATTTATTGATTATATAACTAAATCACAAGTAGTATATCTTAAAAGAAAGAAATTATAATAATGATGACTACAATTACATATACATCATTTGATGAAAAAAATAGTTGGTTATAATGATATATTTTACAGAAAACGAAATTCAAATTAAAAGCGTTCATCTTGGTATTAACGAACAAGATCCATATGAACCCTCAGATATCATAATTAAAGATGATGAATATAATCAAACTCATTATTTAACAGAAATTATAGAATTTTTTAAAGATATTCCAACAGATAGTAATAGAAAAGTTAGTGAAGGATTATTTGAAATAATTATTAGGAGAGTCAATAATGATTGAAGTGTATCCAATAGGCACTAAAGTTACATTAGAGGGTGGTATACCAGGCAATATTATAGCAATATTATTAGAACCAAGAAATGGAATACAATATAAAATAAGTTGGTGGAATGGTAGAGAAAGAAAATCTGAATGGTTATATGATTGCGTTGATTTTGAACCATCAAAATATACAACACAACAAATTGGATTTATAAATGTTTAATATAGATGATATTATTACAACCCAATCTTACAAAACAATATGTGATTATATCTATGATGCTGAACATGGTTTAGATAATATTCCACCAACATCTGTAGTTCATCTTGCAATGGATCACGCAGATCAATTTTTTTCCAGAATAAAAAATAATGGAGAAAATTATATTATTGTAAGTTCTCATAGTGATTTTGGATTATGGGAACAATCTAAGAATGGTCCATTACAGGATTTAGAAAGAACCTTTCAATTAATTAAACATACGCAACCAGAAATTGGATATACTGGAGTTTCTATTCCTCCACCAATTAATAGAGGAAGATGTAATCTATTACATAAATTCTGTTGTAAATGTTATAGATGGACAAATGCAACTTTTCCAGAAATACCTTCTAATATTAAAAAATGGTTTATTACAAATAATACTATTGGGGATGATTCACGACTAATAAATATTCCTTTTGGTATATTAGAAAATAGAAAAGAATACTTTGCTAACATTGACTTGAATACATTAAATAAGACCCCCATAATCTATGTTAATTTTGCCGACTACACTCTTGAAAGATCCATAATTAAGAAACAATTATTAGAGTTATCAAAAGGGAAATTAAAAGGAAGGGTAGTAGTAGAAGAAAAAGAAATTAGGTTTGAAGAATATTTGGCTAATATAAAGAAATATTTATTTGTATTATCATTGGAGGGAAATGGTATTGATGGTTATAGAAATCTAGAAAGTTGTTATGTTGGGAGTTTTCCAATATTATCATCAATTTTAGATAATATTTATAGACCATTTTGTATTCCCTATAATAGTAATATTCTATCTACAATAAATGATTGTTTTAATATTTCATATAGACCAATTGATATGTTTGAAGATAAATCTTTATATGACAAATTTAAACTTTCATACTGGAAAAATGAGGTAGATAAAGCAAGGGAGCTACTATAAGTTTATTGCATTTCCCTTTTAATTACTCTGTAAATACTAACATAGGCAGGTCTATTTTCACATGCTGTTTGACCTTAATAATTTACAAACACTCGATGATTACACAAACGCAGGAAAACATTTTATATCTTTATATAATCCAATATTATTAAAAAATGACGATGCAATTCATATATCTGTATATTCGGTTTATAAGGCAAAAATAAAATTAGATAAAACCCAAAGTATTCATAGATACAATTATACTAGAAAATCAGTATTTAATGCTTTAACTAATCTTATAAATCGTATGCCCAAAAACTATTCTATACCTGACTATATTAAAATAGACACCCCACTAGAAACATTAATTAAAAAAGAAAAATCTCTAGATATTCAGGATTTTATCCTATTTCTTACTAATAAAGAACGTGTGTGTGCTTATCTATTGTGCGATGGATATAATAATATAGAAATATCTCAACAAATGAATGTATCAAGGCAACGAATAAATCAGTTAATAAAAAAAATAAGAAAGAAATATGGTCTATATGTTTTGGAAAAAGAAAAAAAATAGTGAAAATTCAGAATATTTCCTAAAAATAGGGTTGACAGAAAGTGACAAACTGAATATATATATAGGGTGGCCAGTAATAACTGACGATCAGATTATTATGACTAGATTGACAGTTTTATTAAATGGTATTATGACGGGAACTTTTAATGAAACTATCGATGATACTTTACGAAAATTTGAAAATCCTTTATTAAATACAGCTCTAGATAATGTTTTAAAACCCAAGCATAATTATGTAAGCCCATTAGATGTAGTATGAGAAAAAAATTTATATGGAAACCATGGGAATTACCTCATGTAAACATATTAAAACAGGGATCAATAGATGATGATATAGATATAGAAGATGAAAATGATGATATTTTTGATGTTAGTGGGGACACTGGCATTAAAATGTTTATTCTTCATACTAATTTTATTATTACTTTTGATATTATAGAAAGTATAATTAAAAGAAAGATTCCTGGAATAGAAGTGTTAAAGCCTCTCACTTCATATAAATTATTAGTAGGTGTTCCAGAATCAGGTTTCTTTAATGCAGAAGAAATAAAAAAAATTATTGAAGAATCATTCTTAATATCAGATTATAATACTAATTATATGTTTGATGAAATAGTATTATACAAATTTGGGGAAGAAATAGCTAATTCAGCTATAGAAATAAGAAATGGTTTATATAATAGTCAGGACTATTGGATATTATATATATATCCAAATGGACAATTTGAGATTATTACAGATATTACAAAAACATCATATTTTATTGATATGTTAGAAAATCTTAATCTATTATTTACAATGATAGGTGGAGTATTAATATCATCTATTGATTATGAGAACAATGACGAATAATACATACTGGCGAAAATCATTATATTGGTTAAGGGTTAATTTCCCCTTAGAAAATAAAATTTCTGTTAAGTGTAAAAATAAATTAAGTAGTGACGATCCAAATGATGCTGGAGTATGTATTCAATTTGATGACAATTCAGTTAAAATAGAAATTAATAAAAAACAATGTTTTGATTTAAAAATAGATGCATTGATTCACGAATGGGCACATGCACTTACTTTTGACTCTAAAAATATTGACGATCATGGAGATGATTGGGGAAAAATGTATTCTAGAATTTATAGAAAGTTTGTAAAATGGAATTTTGGAGAAAAAACCGAATAAATTTATGATATTTTTTAAATATATCGTATAATATAGTAGGGATATTGGATTATAACATTACAGGACCATAGGAACAAAATCGTAACTGGAGAGATTACTTATGTCAAGCACAAAAATTATTGCTGCTAATGCACAAAAAGACAATTATGGAACCGTTGCTTATGGTGGAAATGTTGGATCTAAAATGGGTTCTGCTGATTTTAATGAATTACAGGCATTACCAAATCTAGCTAATAAAGTTCCAAGTACAATGACGGGGGCGGCTCCTTCTGGTATTGGAACAACTATTGTTAGTGGTGGAACCTATGCTGGGATGGTTAAAAGCAAATATGTTGGTATTGGTTATGATATGACTTTAGCCAATTATGTAAATCCAAGCGATATTATTGGTGCTGAAGCTACTAGTGATAGAGTAAGCATTATGGCTTCTACTGGTATTTATACAATTGATTATACTGATTGGTCTTATATGTCAGGCATTGCATCCTATACTAATAGCGTAACTAATTTTGCTAAAGATCATGCTGCTTATCCAACAAAAGCTATTCCTGGAGAACTTTCTTATATGGAAACTGGTGCTACTCCAACAAATGCCGATTATGGTGCCAGAACCCTCTAATAACAATTAGGTATCAAAATAGGGCGGTGAAATCCCGCCCTTTCTTTATCTTATGATTAAATTAAGATTTCTCAAACCTGTCGTTCTTTCTGTCATAGAAACTAAAAATATTGATGGACAATTAATAATTAATGAATTTGAAGAAACTATGACTGTCAATAAAATGATTCATATTATAGAAATATTTAAAACTGATAATATATCTTTAATAAATTTTCAAACAGAAGTGGACAATACAATAAGATTATATCAAAATGCAGATTTAACAATGTTTACTATACATTATACTGATGGTCCACCACAATCTATGGAACCATCTAATTCTCCTCCACCATCTAGCCCATGTGGGTGTCATTAATAAAGGATACTTATGAAAATTCGATTTTTACAAAATGTTCAATTAAAAAAAATTAATAATGATGGATCTTCTTCAATTTTTGCTGAATCTATAAATAAACATTGTATCGTAACAAAACTTATAGAAACAGAAGACCCAAATTATATTGATGTTTATTTAGAAGATGGTTATATCAAAGATTTAAATAGAAGCGTAATAAGCGTAATTAATGGTAGTATATTACCCTACGAAAAACCTATTGAAGAAGAGATAATTGATGAAGACGATATTGATGAGTAAATTAGAATATCTTACTAAAAATCCAGGTAAAATCAAGGATTATGCTGGAAATATTCATAACGGAATGTTTAGAAAATGTAAGAAATGCAGAGGTAAGGGTATTATTGAGCATCTCGATGCAACAAATAATATAGTTGGAATATTTTGTAAATGCGTAAGAGAGAATCTAAAGAGAGAAATTGAAAATGGGTCGAACAATCCGTAATAAAGATAAACAAACTAAAAAATTTCTTAAACAGTGTAGAAAAATTAGAAAAAAAAGAGGAATGGATAATTCCAACGATTGTCCACAAACAGATTTTAAGTTTAATATTAATAGAAATAAAAATAAATATGATGATGATATAGAAAGCGAAAGGAAATATCCATAAATATGTATAGTATTGATGAGGCCAAACAAGCAACTCTAGAATATTTTGATGGTGATGAATTGGCTACATCTGTATTTATTGATAAATATGATCTGAGAGATGAACAAGATAATTTGTTAGAAAAAACTCCTACCGATATGCATAGGAGAATGGCAAAAGAAATAGCTAGAATAGAAAAAGATAAATTTCAAGAACCAATGACGGAGGATGAGATTTTTGTCTACTTTGATCATTTTAAAAAAATTGTACCACAAGGTTCTATAATGTATGGGTTGGGCAATAAATATAAGTATATTACTCTTTCGAATTGTTATGTCGTAGAAAATCCATATGATTCATATTCTTCAATATTAAAATCTGATGAAGAAATAGTGAGTATTAGTAAAAGACGGGGTGGTTGTGGAATTGATATATCTAATTTAAGACCAGCTAATACACCAACTAAAAATGCTGCAAAATATAGTACTGGAATTATTCCTTTTATGGAAAGATACTCTAATACCATAAGAGAGGTTGGTCAACAAAATCGTCGTGGTGCTTTATTAATTAGTCTTAATGCTCATCATCCAGAAGTACTTAATTTTATAAATTCTAAAAAAGATAAAACAAAAATTACTGGAGCCAATATTTCGGTAAAATTTACTAATGAATTTTTAGATGCTGTCAAAAAAGATGAAGAATACGAACAAAGATGGCCTGTTGATAGTAAAAATCCTATTATTTCACAAAAAGTAAAAGCTAGAAATATCTGGAATGCTTTTATTAAATCAAATTGGCAAAGTGCTGAACCAGGAGTTATGTTTTCTGATAATATTATACAAAATAGTCCAGCAGATTGTTATGGAGAAAGTTGGAAAAGTATTAGTTCCAATCCCTGTTGTATTAGTGTTAATTCAGATGTAATAGTAATAACTAATAATGGATTAAAAGAAATTAAAACAATTACTAAAGAAGATAAAATCTGGATAAATGATACAAAAGAATTTGTAAACAATAGTGGATATTTTAAATCTGGTGTATCTGATATATACCGTATAGAATTTTCAAATGGAGAAACTTTAGATTTAACATCTAATCATAAATTATGTAAAGCTTTACAACGAAGAATTGGGACTAAATTAGATTATTTTGAATCTAATATTGGGACACAAGTTTCTGAATTAAAAATTGGTGATTATATAATGATTCAAAATACTGATTGTCATAAAGATATTTATCGCGGAGATAATACATATGAAGAAGGTCTTATTTTAGGATGGTTGACCGGAGATGGGTGTTTGACTTTTAATGATGATGCAGAGGTATATCCCTATATGGCATTAGATTTTTGGAAAGATGATTTTGATATTATAGAACCAATTCAGTCATCACTCAAAAAGCTAGGATATGATTATTCTGTATCTAAACATAAAGATTGGCAATATAAAAGAAGAATAGCATGTTATAAAATTGTTAAAGATTGGACAGAAGTTACAAATGATAATATTTGGTTATTTCGTTCTCACGATAAAGATATTCCATATTTATATAAATCTTCAGTAGAATTTATAAAAGGATTTATATCTGCTTATTTTTCTGCGGATGGAACAGTATCTTATAGTCCCATTAATTCAAATTATACATTATCATTATCATCAATAAATAAAAAAAGATTACATCAAATATCTTATATATTAGGAACTTTTGGAATCAAATCTTATATCTGTAAATTAAAAGATGCAGAAGAAAAAGATTTTAATGATGGATATGGACCATATAAATGTTCAGTTTCATGGAGATTAATTATAACTGGTATTGATAATATCAAAAAATTTGCTAACAATTTTATTTTATATCCACATCATAAGAAAATAGCATTACAAGCTATATGTGATTTAAAAGAATCTCGTAAAGCTAAAGGTGCAAAATATACAAAAATCAAAAAAATACAATATATAGGACAATCAGAAGTAGGATGCATAGATGTAGACAAATATCATAAATTTACAGTTAATAATATTATATCTTTTAATTCTGAACTTCCACTTTGTCCCTACGATAGTTGTCGCCTTATTCTTCTTAATTTATATTCTTATATAATCGACCCATTTAAAGATACTGCAAAATTCGATTATGATCTATTCTATTCAGATGTTCAAATTACACAACGATTAATTGATGATATTGTTGATTTAGAATTAGAATATATAGATAGAATAATTTCTAAAATAAATAATGATCCAGAACCAGAAGATATAAAAATAAGAGAATTAAATTTATGGAAAAAAATTAGAGAAAAATGTAAACAAGGAAGAAGGACTGGTGTTGGAATCACAGCTTTAGGGGATTGTTTAGCAGCACTAACTCTTGAATATGGATCAGAAAAATCTTTACAAGAAGTAGATAAAATCTATAAAACATTAAAATTTGGATCATATCGTTCTTCTATAGATATGGCAAAAGAAATTGGACCATTTGAAATATGGAATAAAGATTTAGAAATAGAATGTAAATTTTTTCAAAGATTTAAGAATGAAGAATTAGAACTATCTTCTAATCATATTATTAGTGGAATATCTTTAATTGAAGAAATGAATACATATGGTCGTAGGAATATTGCTTGTTTAACTACCGCTCCTGCTGGTTCAGTATCATTACTTACTCAAACCACAAGTGGTATAGAACCCATTTTTCAATTAGAATATACCAGAAGAAAGAAGATTTCAGATCAAAATAGTACTATAATACCAGATTTTGTTGACAAAAATGGTGATAAATGGCAAAATTATAAAGTTATACATCCAAAATTAAAAGATTGGATGAAAATTACTGGAAAAACTAATCTTGCTGAATCTCCATGGATTGTTGCTGACAAAATTAACTGGCAAAATCGCGTAAAAATGCAGGGATTAGCAACTCAACATTTAGATCATAGTATAAGTAGCACAATTAATCTACCAAATTCTGCAACTGAAGATGATATTTCCCTAATATATAAAGAAGCTTGGGAATCTGGCTGTAAAGGTATAACTGTTTATAGAGATGGGTGTAGAGATGGAGTCCTAATTAAAGATAAAACGGATCAAAATAAAAAGAAAAATCTAGAACAAACAGAAAGACCAAGAGAATTAAATTGTGATGTTTACCATATCATTGTAAATAAAATTGATTATTTTGTTCTTGTAGGATTATGGGAAGATGGGACGCCATATGAAATGTTTGCTGGTAAAAATGGTTGTATTGGACAAAAAATTGAAAAAGGGAAAATCATAAGAAAAAGAAAAGATTTTTATAAATTTGTAAGTGAAGATGGTGATTATGAATTAGCCCCAATTACAGGAGTTATGACAGATATAGAAGAAACTATTTCTCGCCTCACTTCTGGATTACTAAGAAGTGGTGCTAATATGAATTTTATTGTCAGCCAGCTTGAAAAAATTGGTAATGGTAAGACCGACGAAATACATAATTTTGGAAAATGTCTAGCCCGATGTCTTCGTAAAGCTTATATTTTTGATAATACTCCATATACCGAAGAACAATGTCCAGATTGTGGAGCAGATTTAGTTAGAATGGGCGGTTGTCCTACCTGTTCTAAAGGTTGTGGTTATAGTAAGTGTCTATAAAGGAATAATAAAATAGGAATATTAAAATATGTATATTGCAATTCATTTTTCAAATCATGATGATAATAAGACATTTCATACTAAAGAAGAAGCAGAAGAATATATAGAAGGACTTTGTTGTTCTACATGCCTTTCAGATTTAAAAGAAGAATATAGTGCAGAATATGATGATAATATTTATAATATTTTAGATACTCCATGTGGAGCAGAATGGACTATAATTAAAGATAGACCATATGATAATTTAAGTGATATTTTTGAAGCAATGGGATGTGCAAGAGTAGACAAATAATGAATCCAACATATATAAAACTTGAAGATTGTAAAGATGGATACCTATATAAAATTTTCTCAAGAAATTTAGGATATGGAGTATTTAATAAAAATGATAATGGATTTGTTGGTATAAGAAATAAATTTGGTAGTGATTATTTATTTACGGAATATCATTGGGATACTGGTGCTCCATTTGGAACAGTTCATCCAAAAGAAGAAATTTGTAAAATTCCAGATAGTATAATTATAGATCATACTATTTGGTTAGATGAAAATATAGAACTTTTTAATTGGTTAAAGGAAAATAAATATGAGTAATGGAAAAGGTGATAAAAGAAGACCAGAATTAGTTGTCGGATCTTATAGAAAAAATTATGTTAAAGTTTATAGTGATAGTGAAAAAAGAATAAAAGAGTTGGCTAAAAAATATGATGTTGATTTATCAAAGGTTATGGTAAAAAGATGATTTGCGATGAACTATTATCTGGACTTATCTTGTGTACATTAATATTCTATAATTTCAAAGATTGGGTAAAAAAAGAAGAAATAGAAAATATCCTTATAAAATTTTGTTCAGAAAAAGATATATTAAAATATTGGTCAATAGTTAATAGAAAGAAAATATGAATTTAATCCATCCCTCATATGAAATTCTCACAGATATCAATCCAGAAAAGATTCTAAAAAACATAGAATTAGCTGGACGAACATGTTATGATAGTTCATCAAAGGATGACTCAGCAGAAAAATTCTGTAAAATGGTTCTTGGAAGAAATCATGAATCAGTCATAGAGCACCAAAGTTTATCCATTAGATTTATAGTAAGTAGAAGCTTTTTAGCAGAAATAACCCGTCATAGATTAGCGAGTTATTCGGTAGCCAGTACAAGATATATAAATTATGCTAAAAAAGGTTTAGAATTTATTATTCCTACCTGGATTGATATGCCATCTGGAGAATATACATATTCATTATCAAGAGGATTAGGATTAGGACAAGTTCGTAGATATTTTGTTAATAAAGAAGATATTTTAATCCAAGAAAAAAGATTTTTAGACAATTTATTTGATGTGGAAACTTTGTATAATTCTTATATAAAAAATGGAAGAACCCCACAAGAAGCCCGAGCTATTCTTCCAAATTGCTTAAAAACTACTATTGTGATGACAGCAAATTTACGCGAGTGGAGACATGTATTAAAATTAAGAACCGATAAATCTGCCCATCCAGAAATGAGACAGATTATGTGTCCATTATTAGAAGAATTAAAAAAGAAGTTGCCAGTTATATTTGATGGTATAAATTATGAATAAATCTATATTTATATTGAAACTTTGGACAATATTAAACATGTCTTATTGGGTTGAAGAAAGTATTTTAGTATCTTATAGTAAAGATATGATTTATAATTATTTACAAAACCAAAATTCAAAAACCATTATATTAGACCAAACTAATAATAAATATTATGATTTAGAAACATACTCTATTGAACATAATATTAATCAATATTCAATAGATAATTATTATACTATTAGTTATATAGATTTTTTAGAGGAAAATCATGATAAAATTAATTGAATTTGTAGGAGGACCATTTTGTGGTGCCATACTAGATTTAGAATTAGATATTAATCAACCATATATGGTATTTCCGTATAAAGAAATATTTGTTATGTATTATTTTAAAGAATATAAAATGTATTATATTGGAGCTAAAAATAAACAAGAATTATTAGAAGTAAATCATGAATAAAAAATATATATTAAAATTGACAGAAAAATATGAAGATTTATCATACTCTATAATGTCTGCATGGAAAATTATAATAGGTCCGGGATGTGGTTATTTTGATTCATGGTCAATATTAGATGATAATACAATTAAAATCTCCTATTATAGACCAAGAAATGGTGGATTAGATTTTGATTATATTAGTATTGATGATATATTAAATGTATTAAAGGAAAAATAATGGTACAATATTTCTTAGATACAACTTGGTTCACCAATCAAAATATTCAATTAAATATTGGAAATGTATTAGTAGTTTATACAGACGATGGACCTAGTGGACCTTGTGGACAATGTATGAGTGTTACAGCCCCACATACCTATCTTTTAATTTATAAAACAGAAGATGAATTCAAAAAAGATATGAAAAATATTGGAAGGGGTGGCAAAAATGCAAAAATAAGATTTGTTGTTATTGGAGAATGGTCAAATCAGGGGATATTTAATTTAGAAATAAAGGAATAAATATGGCTACAATTACTGTCGGTTATCAGACGAATATTAATAAATATTTTCCAGCAGCAGCTTTTAAAGCATTAGACGCTGGTAGAAAATTAGCCCAAAAAAATTGGTCAAAATATGCAAATATAGTATGGGCTGGTTCTACATATCCAAGAATTTATATTTACGCCATAAATAGCACTACGGTATGGGGAGAAGTCCGTAACAATAAGTATATTTGTGTCACCTACAACAACAAAGTATGGAAAAATAGATGGACAGATGTAAGTATTTGGGAAAATCTATTTATGCACGAAATGGGACATATATTAGTTAGTTCTAATCATTGTTCTAATCCGATTCCTGGAAAGGGTGGTAATTGTGTCATGTCAATTACTGGAAAAAGATTATTAATTCCATGTGCATCTTGTACTAAGAAATTACAAGCAAGGTATGGAAAGCCCAGATAATATAAATGCGGGTTAGAGAAGTGGTCATCTCGCCATCCTCATAAGTTGGAAATCGCAAGTTCAAATCTTGCACCCGCAACTTACTAAACTTTTTAAAATAATAAAAATTAAATGCCATACAAAACATGTCCATCATGTAATAAAAAAGTAACAAATGCTCTTAAAATATGTTTATGTAGTTATAAATTTGATAAAAGTGCTATATCTTTATTAGAAAAATATCCAGAATTATGTTTAGAATGGGATTATAATAAAAATGACTATTCTCCAAATGGATATACACCGATATCTGGGGAAAAAGTATATTGGATATGTAACAATAATCACTCCTTTAGTGCTCTCATTTCTAATAGAACTGGAGTCAATAAAACAAAATGTCCATATTGTAGTAATAAAATTATTTTAATTGGATATAATGATTTATTAACATTAGAACCTGAATTATTAAAAGAATGGGACTATGAACTTAATTTAACTCCACCAAATCAATATCCAAGAACTTCCAATAAAAAAGTTCATTGGATTTGTAAAAATGGTCATAAATTTTATTCTAAAATATCTAATAGAGTTTCATTAAATAGAGGATGTCCATACTGTACTCATCAAAAAATAATTACAGGAGTAAATGATTTAAAAACATTATATCCACATCTAATGAATGAGTGGGACTTTAATAAGAATAAGATTAATCCCGAAAATTATTTTCCAGCGTCTAAACATAAAGTATATTGGATATGTAATAAAAAACATAGTTATAAATCAAAAATTGCTAATAGAACACTACTGGATAGAGGATGCCCAATTTGTTGTCAATCTAAAGGTGAAAGGAAAATTACTTATATTTTAAATAAATTAAATATTGAATATATATCACAACATATATATTCAGAATGTATAGATAAGAGAATTTTAAAATTTGATTTTTATTTACCAAAATATAACCTACTAATAGAATACCAAGGTATACAACATTATCCATTTGATTATAAAAATAGTAAATATAATAAATCTTCACGACATACAGATACAGATTTTATAGATATTATAAAAAAAGATAAAATAAAAAAAGATTATTGTACAATAAATAATATTAATATATTATATATACCATATACTCAATATGCAAATATAGAATCTTTAATTTTAAACAAAATACAAACCATAAATAAGGGAAAATATGAAAATTGAAGTCAAAATACAAAAATTAGATAGACAAGCTAAACTTCCAACCAGAGGTAGTCAATCTTCTTTATGTTATGATTTATATTGTATTAAAGATTATGATTTTATATTATTAGATAATAAAGATCATAGTTCTATAACTTTACTACCTGGGCAAGCCCATATATTTCATACTGGAATTATTATGGAATTTCCACCAAATTGGTCATGTCTTTTATGGGATAGGTCTGGAATGGGTGCCAAAAGAAATTTACATAGATTAGCTGGTGTTATTGATAATGATTATAGAGGAGAGATTTTAGTTTCATTAATTAATCTAAGTCCAGAATTACAAACTATTTATGAAGAAGATAAAATTATTCAAGCCCATTTTGTTGAAAATATAGATGTAGATTTCATAGAAACGAAAAAAATTAAACAAACAGATAGGGGAGAAAATGGATTTGGATCAACAGGAAAATAACATAAAAAGGGTTGACAAAAATGACTTTGGGGGATATAATATATGGGAGATTTATTAGAAGAATCCTTTCGTAAATTAAGGTTGGCATGGTTTAATCATCATCTTAAAAGAACAGCCCATGAAAGAATTTGGGAAGACGAAGAAGCATCAATGTTAAGAGATAAGCAAAATTTAGAATTATTTGAAAAATATAGTTCAGATACCGAAGATATTATTAAAGGAATTAGAAGACCAATTTCTCCAAGATGTGGATATGATTTATATGAACATAAATAGTAAATTTTTTGTAGCCGCTTTAACATTCAATTTTATAGACGAAATATCTCTACTTTATGATCATTATATATTAGATGGAGAAGATGATCATTTTGGTGTTATATCTTATTTTGTAGATTATTGTATAAAACATTTAGAAGAAGATATGGATGCTCCAAGAGGCAAAGATGGTTGGACTTATAGACAAATATTAAAGGATAATGATAATGAATAGGCGATATATACTTAAAACATTATTTGGATATTTGTTTGTATCTAATACTGTTTTAGTGGCAGATAATACAGAACAAAAAATTGAACAAACAATATTAAATAAAATATTACAAAATACTTCAATTCAACCCATAAACATAATAGGTAATATTACAGATATTACAATATCATCTTATTTTCCAACAAAAGAATCCCATATAGATACCCAAAATATCAATTTATTATGTACTTTGATTGGTAACGGTGGACAAATTGCTTTATCATTATCCCATATAACATTAGTGGATTATATAGAATTATGTAGTGATGTACCATTTTTTGTTAATTCGGTTCCAAAAGATATTTTAGATGCTCCTTATTTTTACAATAATCCCTTATATAAATATAAAAATTATGATGTAATGTTAGTATCATATATATTAAGAATGAAAGAAAATGCTAAATAACAATGCCAACTTATCAATATGAATGTAAAAACTGCCATCACGAATTTGAACAATATCAATCAATTCATGATGATGCACTTCTTAGATGCCCAAATTGTGATCAACATCAATTATTTAGAGTAATAACTGGTGGTATATATGTTAGTGTAAAGAAATCTGATAGTGAATTAAAATTACATCATCTTGCAGATAGAAATCGAGATAGGCTTTCTAACGACGAAAAAAAACATTTAGAAATTAAAAATACACCACCAGGATGCAAACCATATCCTAAAAAAGGTGAAATTCCATTTAAAAATGATAATGTTAGTGATAATAAATTAGCATCATTAACAAAGAAACAAATTAAAAAATATATTAAAACTGGAGAAACTCCATAAATGTATGTTGCAACCTTTACAGTATCGTATATTTTGTATGAACAAGCACAAAAACCAGAAGAACATAGTAAACCAATACATATTGATAGAAAAACATTTTCAATAGATATTGATGAAACAACCCCAATTAATGCTATTACAAAGATTAAAGAAGTATGTCAGACATTCATGAGTTCTTCCAATCAGACGAAAGTGGCGGATTTGATTACCCAAGAAAACCAGAAACTCTCTACGATAAACAACGAACCAATCTTGGAAAAATAGCTAGAGAAGGTTCTATTCTAGATATAGAACCTACAATAATTAAATGTTCTAATTGTAAATCAGAATTATGTACTATTAAAATCACAAGACCAAGCGTTAAAATTAAATCTTATATTGTAGCCAAATGCCCTCATTGTGGCGACAAATCATTCAAACAAGAATTTATTGGTGGATTTTTAATTGGTGGAACAGATAGTACTTCTATTATGGAATATCCAATGGAAACTTCATATGAAGGAGAATTTTTCGTACAAAATATAATAGTTATTACACAAAAAAGAAAGAAATAGTTATGAATAAAGAATTACAATTAGAAGAAGATGGAGATATTACTAATGAAGTAGGATATACTATCAGTAATAATATAGCAAAAGCTCCACCAATAATAGATACTGAAGATGAAAAATGTTACGCTAAAATAGTAATAACACAATGCAAAGATATTCAAAAAGAAAAATTTTATGTAAAAGGAACAAGATCTGGATTTTTATTGAATCCATTTGATAACTCAGAATCTGATAGACAAAGAAGAGTTTTTGGAAAAATTGGACAAGATGGATATTTTTTTGTTCCTATTACACAGGTGGGTTTTAAAAATTATTTAGAATATCTTCGTTCACAAAATTCAATGTATTATAAAAGAGCAGAATGGGAGCTTAAAAATGCCAATTAAATTACCAGAAGTTGTAAAAGAATATATACAAAAATATAAAGATTTAAATCCTCAAGATTTAGCTAAAAAAATTAATATGAAGGGAATTGGAGCTAAAAAAATAGAGAAATATATAAAAGAATTAAATCAAGAAACCCCAACATCCAATATCGATGTAGCCCCAATTATTAAAGAACTATCTCCACCCCCTATTGATATTTCAGAATTAGCAGGCAGACATGAAAGAGGTGGAGTATTAGTAATGACAGAAGTATTATCAGAAAACTTAGATGAAATTGCTAAAACTAAAAAAGAAGTATATGATTATAGAGGAAAGGTTGCTAGAATTAAAAAAGATAAACCAATTCCTAAGGGTATAAAAATTGACGATTAATTAAAAGGAAAGTAATATGAAATTAGAATTATTATCAAATCAAATAAAATTAATCCCCGAAAGTATGTTCGAGGAAGAGTATCTAAGAAATTTTATGTCCAGTATGTCTTATGGACATTTTGAGCATATTCCAGATGTAGATATAGATAAAGTTTTATCATTAATTTTACCCAAAAGTATATGAATAAATATATATCAGAGTGCGGGGCTGGAGAAATTACTGCTCAACAATATGTAATGGAGCAATTTCTAATTATATTAGCCAGACAAGAACATTCTACTTTGCCTGATTTTTTCTGGAAAATTGATAAATATAAAAAATTATGGAAGAGACATGTACGGGCAATTAATGCCAGAATTAAGGAATATGGAGAGGTGCCTATGATTAGGGCACTACAAGATAAAAATTTAAGCAGGTTGCGTTCGTTTGATTATAAGGCCGCTTTTATGTGGAAGCCAATTTTAGAAAAGTATAAAAAAGAATATGATTTGGAATGTAAAGAGAAGTCAAACCAACCACATATGGGTGAAATTATTAATCCACATATTCGTTATAACTTCAATAATAATAATGAGTTAGGAAAATTAAAAGAATTAGATAATATAGGATAAAAATGAGGGAAGATTTAAGAAAAGATATTGAAAAGAAATATGGTATTAATATTATCAGCAGTGCTAAACATATTGTTGATAATCCCAGAGATGTAATTTCAATTAGTCCTGCATTTGATATTGGATTGGGCGGTCCAATACCCAAAGGGACTATGGCAATGTTCTCTGCATTATATTCCTATGGGAAAACTACTACTGCACTAACTTTTGCAGCTAATGCCCAAAAGGCAGGAATGGAAGTTTATTATGATAATATTGAACATAAACTACAAAGAAGGGATTTGTTGGGAATAAAAGGATTGGATATTGAGGCCCTTCATATTATCGAATCTGTTTCGGGTAAAATTCTTAGTGCTGAAGACCATTTACAAATAGAAGATAATATATTAAATAATGAAACTAATGTAATGGTTATTCAAGATTCTTCGTCGCAACTTTGTTCAGCAGAAGAATTTAGTTGTGAAATAGGTGAAAAGAAACGGGCTCCTGGTGCAGTTCTACTTGCACAATTTACCAAAAAAATGCAAAGTGTGTTACCAGTAAATAATAATATATTAGTTTGTATAGTCCATATGATTGCTAATACTGGGGGAATGTATGGAGGTTTAACAGAAAGCGGTGGAAATAAAATAAAATATGCTGCAAGTATGCATGTTCGTGCTAAAACAATGGAATACTTAAATGTTGGCAATAATGATCCATACGGACAAAAGGTTATATGGGAAATACAAAAATCTCCCATAGGACCACCAAAATGTAAAATAGAAAGTTTTATTAGATATGGTATTGGAGTAGATGAACTTGCCGAACTTATAAATATAGGAGTTCAATTAGGTGTTGTAAAACAGGCAGGGGCATGGTTTAGTATCGAAGATAAAAAAGCCCAAGGTAATGAAAAACTATATAAATTAATTGAAGATGATACTGAATTATATAAAGTATTAAAAGAAAAGGTGTATGAGATGGTTGGAATAAAATTATGAAAGTAATTGATTTTGCTGGTTATACTCATAATTGGCCACCTCAAACATGTATCCCTGATAATGAAGATACAAGACCTCGTTCTTCGCTCCATCTAAAATGTCGCAAATTATTACAAGAATTATATCCAACTCGTACACTATTTGAAGAAGTTCCTCTACCAGGAACACAAATGAGTTTTGATTTCGTTCTTCTTCACAGAAAGATATGTATAGAAGTTCAAGGACAACAACATTTTGAAAATACATCTTTCTTTTTTAATAATAAATTTGAATTTGCTAAGGCCAAAAATCGCGATTCCACTAAGCATAAGTGGTGTGATACCAATGGGTTACGACTTATAGAACTTTTATATAATGAAACGGAAGAAGAATGGAAGAACAAAATATTGCAGATAAAAAATTAGAAGAAGCAAATCGTCTTATTGAAGAATATGTTAAAAAATTAGGTATCAATATTGTAGCTACTAATGATGATATTTCTAATTATTTTAATATGAGTGCCGAACAATTAAGAAGAATGTGATATTGCTAGTATATTATTAAATCAAAAATCTTCTCAGATACAAATAGAAATCAATTATCATACAAGAATTCAAAATTGGGCAAATGAAAATATTAATGCTCATATATCTGATAAACTTAAAAGGTATGGAGATAAATTTACTAAATATGAAACTAAAAGAATTTTAGCAATTCAAGAAAATGAATATACAAAAAAGTTACATACTATTTGTAGAACCTCTCAGGCTTATTTAGATACACTAGAATATTTACCAATGTCTATCAAAAATCATGCAGATTTATTTATAAATCTTGCAAAATCAAAACGGAGATAATATGGCAAAAACTACTTTACCTCAATTGTTAAAAAATGGAATAGAAAATGGTGACTGGTCCATTATTTGTTCTTTATATAAAAGTATTACGGGTTTAACTATTGAACCACCAAAAATAGTAAAAGTAAAAAATACTTTTGTAGATGATGGATCATTGGTAAAAAAAGAAAAACCAGAAGAAAAAAAATTATATAATCCTCCTAATCTAACTAATAGAAGAGACCCCATTAGATATATTAAAGTTAAATGTGGTTGTGGTAAAGTAGATGAATTGCCAGAAGGAATAGCAAAAGTTTATCTCGCAAGGGGTGAAGATGCCCCCCAATATAAATGTCAAAGATGTATCTCAAGAAATAAACATGAATAAATTAAAAGATATCATCACAGAAAAGGTGGTATTAGCTGGATTATATAATCATGGAGCCGATTTATTTTATGAATTAGCTAGTATCGTAAACGCCGAAACATTTACTGATGAAACACATCAGGCAATGTTTGTTAGTTTGCGAGATCTATATTCAATAAAAAATCTAAATAAGTTAGATGAACCATCTTTTTTTGCTACTCTAAATGAATTAGGTTATGGACATTTAATTGATAATAAAAATGAATTAACTCATTTAAAATCTATTATTAATACTTTTACAGAAAAAGAAAATATTCAATCTTGGTGTATAAAATTAAGAAAGTTGCAAACAGCAAGAGATTTAATTGATCAAGAAAAAGATGTAATTAAAAAATTAGAAAAAGTTGATGGTTCACAAAGTTTTGGAGAAATTTTAGGATTAGCAGAAGAACCTTTAATTAATTTTTCTCAATCATTAGATATAAATAATAGAAATGATATAATTTTATTACATAATAAAATAGATGAATATCTAGATTATGTAGAAAATAATCCATGTGATATAGTAGGAATAAGTACCGGATATCCTATATTTGATGAAAGTATAGGAAGTGGTATGAGAAATGGCACCATAACATTAATGGGAGCAAGAACTGGATTTGGTAAATCTTTATTTTCTATAAATGTAGGAACTTATATATCGTCACAACTGAAGTTGCCAGTTCTTTATCTTGATACAGAAATGTCAGTTCCAGACCATCAGCCCCGTATTTTATCATTACTTACTTATGATATGGATTTTAAAGTAGAAATTAGAGAAGTTGAAAGAGGTACCTATGTCAAATCTGAAAAGCAAAAACAAAGTATAAAAGAAGCTACTCAAATCTTCAAAAATTCACCATTTTTCTATAAAAATCTTAAAGGAGTACCATTTCAAGAACATCTACCAGTTATTAGAAAATTTATTTATAGAAATGTTGGTCTAAAAAATAATGGAGAAGCCAATCCCTGTGTTATAATATATGATTATTTTAAATTACATGATATTAGTGATCTATCTCAAAATGTCCAAGAAAGACAGGTATTAAGAGATATGATGCAAAAAATTCATGATTTTGCTGGTAGATATAATTTTCCGGTATTAATGTTGACACAATTAAATAGAGATGGTATAGACAAGGAGGATCAAGGGGTTATTAGGGGATCTGATAGTGCCTTAGATCCCGTAACTACATTTTGTATATTTAAGGAAAAAAGTGCAGATGAAATAAATGTTGATACACCAGAAAAAGGAAATTCTAAAATAAAAATATTGAAATCTAGACATGCAGAAAAACATAATCGCGGTAGTTATATATCATTTATGAAAATTGGCAAATATGGCAAAATTACAGAAATCAAACCTTAAATATTCATTAGAAGTATCTGCTAAGGGATCATATTTAGCATCACAATATATAGATGAAATATTAACACATTTTAATGTAGAATATAGATATAGTGGAAATCTAATTTTAGGAAAATGTCCTATTCATAATGGAGACAATACTACAGCTTTTAATTTATATCCAGATTCAGATAATGATGTTCCATGTACATGGGTATGTAATACTCACCAATGTCATAAAAAATATCCTAAGAATATCTATGGTTTAGTACAAGCTTTATTAATTAAAACAAAACCTGATACTACATACCAACAAGCTATGGATTGGGTTATGAATTTTGTTGGGTTAGTAAACACTTCAACAAACCCCAATTATCTGGATCATAGTAGATTTGATAAAATTTTCAAAATTAAAAGAGGAAGTGTAGTGAAAGAGCGGTGGGCTAGACAGGATATTAGAAAAAGTTTAATTATACCGGCTGATTATTATTTAAAGAGACATTATACTGCCAATATATTATCTAAATATGACATTGGGGTGCATAAAAAGACGGGGCGAATTTATATTCCAATTTATGATAATGACTATAAATTTGCAGTGGGTTTTACAAGTAGATCACAATATGAAAAATGTAGTAAATGTAGTAAATATCATGATAGACTTGCTCAATGCCCCCAAAAGACAAATAAAATCTATGAAAAATGGGTGAATAGTCCACCAGGATTTAATAAAGGCAACTTCCTTTTTAATTATTGGTTTGCAAAACCATATATAAAACAAGACAAATTAGCTATATTAGTTGAAGGGCCAGGAGATGTATTAAAATTAGAAGATAACAATATTCATCATGGTATTGCAACATTCGGCGTTTCTTTAACCCAAGAACAAAAATCCTATCTGGAAAGATTAGGTGTGACAAGCATCGTCTGTTTATATGATAATGATGAAGCAGGAATAAAAGCTAAAAATACTTTAGAAAGAGAATTAAATAGAAGTTTTAATTTATATTTTCCATCTTTTAAATCTAAAGATGTTGGAGATGCCACCCCCGAAGAACTATCTTTTATTAAAGATTATATTAAAAAACTTATATAGGAGAAATTATGATTAAACTACTAGGTATATCGGCTCGAAAACAAGGAGGAAAAAATACTTCTGCAAATATCGTGGCAGGAACTATTTTACATTCAGTTGGATATGTTACTTCTGTAGATCCAAATACTGGAGATTTATTGTTTTTGGATGATACTGGTAAAAATATAAAACTAGATATTGCCAGTAGAAATCCCATGGTCAAGGTATGGCTAGAAGAAAATATACATCCATTTGTTAAACTATATGATTTTGCAGATTCATTAAAAGAATTCTGTATAAATATGTTTGGATTATTAGAAGAACAAGTTTATGGAACTGATGAGCAAAAAAATATTAAAACTAAATTTAAATGGAATATTTTTCGTAAATTTTTAAACAAAGATACATATGAAGAAGTAAATAAAAATAATTGCTGGAATAAATATATGACTGGCAGAGAATTTATGCAAGTCATGGGCACCGATATTATGAGAAGCATTTATAATGACTGTTGGGTAAATGATACTTTAAATAAGATTGATAAAGAAAAGGTAAGATATGCCATTGTGAGAGATATTAGATTCCCTAATGAAGTAGAAGGAATAGAACAAAAGGGTGGTATTGTTATAAGATTATTACGAAGTCCATTTAAAAATGAAGATTTACATTCAAGTGAATTAGCTTTAGATAATTATACATTCAAACATATATTAGATAATAGTGCAATGACAATTTCTCAACAAAGTGCTGCCTTAGCAGAAACTCTTAAAAATATTGGATGGTAATATGATCCATATTAGTGAATGTTTTTTTTGTCAAATTTGTTATAAGTGGTTTGCTGTAAACGACTTATGTCACGAAGAAATATGCGAAGAATGTTTAAAAGAATATACTGGAGAAAATAATGCCTGAAAAAATATGTGAGTGTGGACAAAAATGTCATGTTCGTGTAAAAATTTGCCCAAAATGTAATAAAGAATTTGAGAAAAAAATTAAAAAAGAAAAGGTAGAAAAAATAGATGAATCTATAACTGTAGGTAATTGGGCTAAAGATAAAACTAAAGGGCTTCCAGAAATTGTTATTCCTGAACCATTAATCGGAACATCGTTAAGTAATGAAGAAATTAAAAGTTATATTTCTTACGAGGGACTTGGCTACTGTCTCCTAACATATATTGATGCTAAAAAAATTAGTGATAATAAATTGAAAGAATTATGGATTGATGCAAAGAGTAAACTTAAAGAAATTATACAATACTTATATTAAAAAAATAAATAATGGATATATCATTCATAAGAAGTTCATCATATAATTGTTGGGATATATGTCAATTTCAATATTATATAACATATGTTTTAGGATATGAATCAATATCAGGCATTGCTGCCAATCGAGGTACGGTTTTTCATAAAATGATGGAATGTTTAGCAAAAGCAAAATATGCTGATCAAAATAACAAAAAAAGTATTTCAGATAGTGCTTTAGGTTCCATCAATATTCTAACTAAATCTAAACCATATACTAGTAATGCTTTTGTAGATAATATTATTACTAAGATATATAAATTTTATGATGAACAAGAACAAATTAATTTTACACAATCTGATAGAAAATTATTAACAAAGTGGGTCTACAATGTTATTGATGATAAAAAATTTGATCCAAGAAATCTCAATATATTTGCTATAGAAAAACCATTTGATATAGAAATTAAACAAGATTGGGCAAAATTATCCAACAATAAGTATTTAAGAATTAAAGGAACAATGGATTTAGTAATAGAACACGATGGTTATTTAGAGTTATTAGATTGGAAATCTGGTAAAAAAATTGATTGGAAGACAGTTACTCCCAAAACTTTTAGTAATTTTATGGATGATTTTCAACTTCGATTATATCATTATGTTTTAAGAAATATATATCCAGAATATAAAAATATATTAGTAACCATCAACTATATTAATGATGGTGGAGCTATATCAATAGCCCACGACGATAAAAATATAATTGAAACAGAGAATAGAATTAAAAAAAGATTTAATATTATTAAGAATTGTAAATCTCCAATATTAAAAAGTAATGGAACACATTTTTTCTGTAATAGAATATGTCAATATGGAAAAGAAAAGGTTGGAAAAGATACACAATGCCAATACTTATATCATATAACTAATGCATTGGGTTTAGAAAAAGCTGTATTAGAACTACGAAAAAAGGGATTTTCCATCGATTATTATGAAAAACCAGGATAATAAAATGAATAATTTTCAATTAGATTTGTTTAATAAAGTCAAAGAAATAAGAGGCGAATATAGACATACAGAAAACTCAAAAGAAATATATGGTATTCTTTCTGTTTTACTACATAATTTAGCTGGTCTTATTGTTGATATTGATGATGAAGGTTCTTCAATAGAAGATTTATATCCGTTATTATTACAGATTGCTGCCGAATGTCAATATGGATGCGAACAAATAAAATTAACTGAACCACAATTAGAACAAGAACAACAAGATACATTATATAAAAAGAAATATGAACAAGCCCATAAAATGTTGGAAACGATATATTCAACTATCCATAATTCATCTCCATATTATCATATTATCCAAAAAGGACAATCTCCGACTAGATATTATGAAATAAGTAATGATTTATTACATATGATGAAAGATGCAATATGACATATATTGCCCTTCACTGCCATTCTGCATTCAGTATTTTAGATGGCCTTTCAAAATGTAAGGATATAGCAAAAAGATGTGTTGAACTGAACTTATCAGCTTGTGCTTTAACTGACCACGGAAATATTTGTGGTGCTATTAAGTTTTCAGAAGAATTAAAAAAGAAGGGTATAAAACCTATTTTGGGTTGTGAATTATATATTTGCGAACACCACTCCTCAATTCAATCTGATGCCAATTCTGATTTACAACATTTAGTAGTATTAGCAAAAAATCTTACTGGATATAAAGATTTATTGAAAATTATTTCTAAATCCAATTCAAAAGATTCTTTCTATAAAAAACCACGACTTTCATTACAAGAATTGAAAGAATTAAATAGTGGTAATCTAATAGGAATTAGTGGGCATTTAGGTTCACATATGTCCACCTGCATGTTCGATAATATTAAAGATGTGGCTAATTTAAAGGATTTATCAGAAATTAGATTACATCTAAAAAAACCAATTGACCAAATATTAACTGAACAAGCCAACATATTAATTGATATTTTTGGAAAAGATAACTTCTTTTTAGAAATTCAATTAATCGATCAAGATAATCTTCCTATTAATAAGGTTATAGCTGCTGGGCTCCGCTATATTGGTAAAAAATTAAATATTCCTAGAGTAGCAACTCCCGATGCCCACTACTGTAAAAAAGAAGATGCTATAGACCAAAGATTATTATTATGTAATAATTTTCGTACCACAATCACAGAAGTATATTCTAAAATAAAGTCTGGAGAAAAAACTCCCCTAACCTCCTTTTTTAATTCTTCAAATTATCATATTCCATCTTTTGAAGAGATAAGTTTAGTTAATACAAAAGATGAAATTGAAAATACTTTAAAGATTGGGGAGATGTGCGAAGAATACGATATTACTTTACCCCCAAGTATTCCATTATTCAAGAAAACTAATGGACTTAGTGCTATAGAATATTTAAGACAGGAAATAAAAAGGGGATTTGAAAATAAAAAATCTAAAATAGAAGAAGTATGCAAAAGAAAAAATCTTACTATTGATGATTATCGCAAAAGATATAAATATGAAGAATCTATTATTATTAATGCTGAAAATAATCTAGAACATTATTTTTTAATTGTGCAAGATATTGTTAAATTTGCTAAAAATAGTGGACAAATGGTAGGTTGTGGCAGAGGTAGTGCTGGGGGATGTTTATTATCTTATTTATTAGATATAACAGATGTTGATCCCCTCGAATACAATTTATTATTTGAAAGATTTTATAATAGTAGTAGAAAAAAATCTTTACCAGATATTGATGTTGATTTTGAAGCTGGCAAACGCAACTTAATTATTGATTATATTAAACAAACATATGGAGAAGATTATGTAATTAGAATTGCAACATTTGGACAAATGAAGTGTAAAGTAGCTCTTAAAGATGTCCTTCGTAATAACAATATTGATTTTAATATAGCTAACGAAATAACCAAGCATCTTGTAGATGAAGCTAAAATATCAGATCAATTACAAGAAATACATGATGAAGGAGATGATGATTACACCGCATTAGATTGGAATGTTGATTATAATGATAAAATTAAACCTTATTGTTATAGAAATGATGATGGAACATTAGGAGGTGATTATGCTCAACATTTTGAACAAGCAATACGACTAAATGAATGTATTAGAAATGTTGGTGTTCATTCGTGTGGTGTTGCAATATCAAATATTCCAATCAAAGAAGTATGTCCAATGATTAGAGCTAAAGATGGGAATTTAGTTGCTGGATATGGCAAAGATATAGAACAAGTGTCTCTTGTAAAAATGGATATTTTATCATTAAATACCTTAGATAAATTACATATTGTCACAGATTTAATTAATGAAAGAGAAAAAAATGAAACTATATAAAAGTATTATACAGAATATAATATCAAATAATTTTGATGAGATTTATTTACCAGATACAACAAAAGAAGGTGATAAAATCATTATTAAAAAACCTGATTCATCACAAGTATTTAATGTTAGGGCTATATTAGCAGATGAAAGTGTGATTGTGGGAGAAGATAATGAACAATAATTATTTATGTGTATATGATTTTGAGACATCTTCTCCTAAACCATTATCTACCCAAATCTTACAAATTGGTGCTGCAATAATACACCCCAAATCATTTGATATAGTAGCTGAATTTAATGCAGTAGCTAAATATGAAAATTGGGATCAAGTTGAATCTAAAGCATTAGAAGTTAATCATTTAACTAAGGAACAATTAGATAAAGCCCCTGATATTAAAATAGTATTCGCAGATTTTGTTAGTTTTGTGCAAAAATATAATATTGGAAATAATAGTTGGGGATATCCTATTCCATGTGGTCAAAATATAGGAAACTTTGATAGTATAATATTAGATAGATATTGTCAAAGGTTTAAGGTATGGAATAATAAAGAAGAGCGAAATAAGTTATTTCATCCATTTTTATCAATAGATACTGCATGTTTATTCTTTGGATGGTTCGAAAATGAAAAAGAACCTAGAACATTAGGACAAGTTGCGGTAGCAAAACATTTAGGTATAACAGAAGAACAATTAAACAAAGCCCACAATGCCATTGAAGATGTAAGAATAAATGCCCAAATATTAATTAGATTTCTCAAATTCCAGCGTAATATAATGAATAGTTATAGGGATAAAATTAAAGGATGTTTTAATGATTCATAAAGCAATATGTAAAAATTGTAAATTTTGGCAAAGACGCACTCTATATAAATATGTATATAAACATGAGATTGAGTGGGAAGATAGACCAAACAAACATCATCATAGAAATAAAAAACCAATTATTCAAGAGAGTAAGTTTGGAGATTGTTCTTGCGATAAGATTATTTATACAAGTGGCGGTGGATGTGTAGAAGATGATGATGTAGATAACGAAAATCAACCAGATGCCTTTCTTTATAGTGATGGAGAAGCGTATGGAGCATATTGTTATACTGGGGAACAATTTGGATGTATACATTTTTGTATAAAACCAGATATAAAACAAGAAAAGAAATATAAAATTATAGAAGATTATAATGGACAATAAAGAAAAAATTACAGAAGATATAAAACTCAATGGAACACTATTAATTGCTTACTGGTGGGAAGATGATTATTTATATTTAGAAACAGAAGATGGTAAAATTACAAGAATGTATAATCCATATATTTCTAATATAACATATGAAGGATTAGATTACGATAATAAAGAAAGTATAGCAATTGTAGGTAATAATAAGATATGGTAATGAATGATAAAATAAAAGCCCCGCCTCCTGGGGATATAATTGGTCATTTTATCGAAACTGGGAAAATAACACAAGAGGAATATGAAAAAGAATTTATTGAGGAATGGAATAAAATTTTTCCAAATGGTATCGATAATGCTATAGATAAAATGTATAATATGTTGAAACAATCTGGACATTTTGAACACTTTCAAGAAGTTGCAAAAAGGACATTAAGGATTATGTATAATGAATGATGAATATTTAGAAATCAGTAAAGATTTTAGAATACTTAGAAAATATGGTATAAAAGAAGTTAATTTAGATAGATACAGAGTAAAACATATATTGGATATATATAGAGATGCTTATGGTTATCTTGTTAGTGACAATGTTCCCTATATAAATGAAATAGACCACATATTTATTTATGGAGTTAAAGTTACATGGGAATAGAATATACAAATCCAAAACAAAAATACATTGACGAATTAAGAGAAATATCAGATTGTCCCCCAGATTGTTCATTAAGAGAATGGTTAAAAATATTAGCTAATTTTTTTGATAAATATGAAGGTGGACAAAAAATATATTTGTTGGAACAAGAATTACAAAATTATAAAGAATATGTTGGTGATAGCATATATCAAAGTGATTATAAATCCGTGGACGACATGAGAAAAACTATTGATGTATTACAAAAAGAAATAGATCAATTATTAAAATATATAAATATAATAATGAAGGAAAAAATTTATGAAATATTATGATGATATAGTAGTAAAAATGTTAGGTTTAGGACAATTTGACATAATTCCATATGAGTTGTTAGACAAACTTGAAAAAATAAACGATTTATGTGAAAAGGCTGGAGGGATGCTTGCTAGTAGACAAACTATTGCTATTATTGTGAATGATTATTTAGAAAAACATAAAGGAGAGTAAAATGGGAGAATTTGCAGACGATTTCTTAGATGATGTTATAGATTATGAAGATTATAGATGGCAATATAGACACGGGCAAATAAGTGATGAAGATGCGTATGATATGGGTCTTATTGATGAAGATGGTTACGAATTAGATGGGGAATAAATGATAAAATACGAAATTAAAAAGGGAAAGATATATGTTGGGGAATCAATTTTACCAATCCAAACAATTATGGATAAATTAAACATATTTGAAGAAATTATACAAACATGTACAAAACATAATATTAAGGAGTTGGGGGGAGATTTGAGATTATTGGCTGATTTTTTCGATAAAAAAGATGATGAGGATGAATTGCCACATAGTACAGAAGTACAAGATTCTTTGCATAAAAGTGCTAACATTTTTAGTTTTTTAGGGCAAAAGATAATAGAAAAGATAGATAAAAATGAAAAAATATAAATTAATTATAGCTGGATCTCGTTCTATTAACAAGATGGATATTTTAGAAAAAGCTATTGCTTATTTCAAGATAAATCCAGAAGAAATAAAAGAAGTTGTATCAGGATGTGCATATGGAATTGACACACTAGGAAAATGGTGGGCTGAAAAAAATAATATTAAAGTGAAGGAATTTCCAGCAAAATGGGATGATTTAGAAACTCCACCATTATTTATTAAAGAAAATAATAGAGGAAAATATAATGCTTTAGCGGGTATTGTAAGAAATAGACAAATGGGTGATTATGCAGATAGATTATTATGTATTTGGAATGGGGAAAGTAAGGGATCTGAAAATATGATTAATTATATGAAAGAATTAAAAAAGGAAGTTATGGTGTATGAGATATGAAATAGATGATGAAGATTTATATTGTCCAATCTGTGGTCGTATATTTGATGTTGTATTAGATCATAACAATATATGTAATTTAGATCATGGTCCATATGATAGAGAAGAATTGATTAGAGAAGATGAAGATTATGAGTGGGTTTTTTAATATGAATAAATATCAATTAGCATCAATTTTACTATCATATGAAATAGATGAACCCCATTTTGGAGAAAAATGGAATTATAGTCCATTTTTACCATCTCAAATACAAGATTGGGAAAAAGAAGAGCATTGTGGAGATTGTACTCACGAACCTCAACCGTGTACTAAATGTTTGATTGATGAATTATTATATAAAGCAGAATGGTTAATAAATCATTTAGAACAAATGGGATATAAAATAAATAATGTTTAATATAGATAATATTCCTTTAAATGATATTGAAGTATATAAGAATATTTATCACAAAGGAAATTGTTTTGGTATTTTTCAATGTGATTCTAGTATTGGCATTAGAACATGCAAAAGATTTCAACCGTCAAATATTTTAGAAATTTCTCTTGTAATATCTATAGTAAGACCAGGAGTATTGCGTTTTTATGTTGGTGATAAATCTATGACAGATATTATAATAGAGCGTAAACATGGAATAGAAAAAATAGAGTATTTACATCCAGCACTTGAGCCAATATTAAAATCTACATATGGAGTAATAGTTTATCAAGAACAAGCAATACAAATAGCACAACAAATAGCAGGTTTTACACCACTAGAAGCTGATAATCTAAGGCGAGCAATAGGAAAAAAATTATCACATTTAATGTCACAAATTGAAAATCAATTTATTGAAGGATGTATAAAAACAAATGTAGTAAATTTAGAAATAGCTAAACAATTATTTGATAATATTAAAGCTAGTCAAAGATATTCTTTCAACTTGAGTCACGGAGTATCTTATAGTATTAATTCATATAAAACAGCATATTGCAAACATTATTATCCATTAGATTTTTTTACTGGATGTTTAAAAACTGCAAATACACATCAAAAACCATTAGAATATGTAAAGCAGTGTGTATTAGATAGTCGCAATAACAATATAGATATTGTAGTACCAGATATTAGAGATAAACAAATAGACCCTTATATTAAAAATAATAAATATGTAAGTTTTGGACTATCAAATATCAAGGGTATTGGAGAGGCGGCAATTAGAGGATTATTTTTAACCCTAGAAACAATAGAAAAATCATTAGATCAATTTAAATGGGTTGACTTTTTATTCTTATTATCTGGAAAGATTAGTTCTGACGTTCTTGAAGGATTAATTTATAGCGGAGCCCTAGATTATTTTAAGAAAACTCGCTCTGCTATGTTTTTTGAATTAGAAAAATGGCATATGCTAACTAAAGGAGAAAAAGCGTGGATAATAAAGCATCACTCTACCTCTCCTTTTAATTCATTATTAGATGCCGTTGCTTGTGTGGCGGCTACAAAAAAGAACGGTGGTGGATGTCATACACAGAAAAAAGCTGATTTTTGCCTTGGTTTAGCGGAAAGTATTAAAAATCCTACAATTAATATAAATGATAGTCCATATTTTATTAGTATGATGGAGGAAAAATACTTAGGATGCGGTATTTCATGTGTAAAACACGATGGAACATCTCTTAATGAATTAGCTAATTATACTTGTGAACAAATTAATAAGGGTTGTGGATCAACCAATATTAGTTTAGCAATAGAAATTGTTAGATTTAAAGAACATAAAATTAAAAAGGGAAATAGTTCTGGTAAATATATGGCGTTTTTAGATGTTTTTGATAAAAGTGGACTACTTTCAGAATCTGTGGTTGTATTTGCTGAAAAATGGGAAGAAATAAGAGATCAATTTGATGAAAAAGGAGCATATTTTATAGTATGTAATAGATCAAAGAAAAATTCATTAATTGTTGAAAATATTCAAAAAATTTGTTAAAAGAGGTTGACAAAAAGTGATTTATGATATATTATATAAAGACAGATCATTATATTATAAATCAAACAAATGAATATACAAAATTTACTAAAAAATGTTGGTTATCAAGTGGAAGTAATGCTTACTCCAGACGAATGGATAGCTACTTTTCCAGAAAGATTTGAGGACGAATATAGTCCAGATTTGGAGGTTTCATACAATATTGAAGAATTAATTCAAAATAATATACCAAAATATTGTGTTTGTTATTATATATTAGCCCATATTATTAAACACTGCAAAAAGATTCATTATGCCATTAATTTAATAAGATATTATGATGAAGATGACAATACTATATGTGAAGAAAATGTTGCTCATCATATGATTGATACACTAAAGGAAGATGAAAAAAATAGACTTATATTATTAAGTGATTTTATTGCAGATGTTGCAGTACAAGGACTAACCAAAGAATTAATTAAAAAAACTAAAAAAAGTGGAGTGTATAAAGATTTTATTCTAATTTATAGTATTGTAAAAGGAGAAGTCGATGAACGAGTATAGATGTATTGGTCGTTTTGTTTCAGATCCATATTTATCTAGTATTACTAAAACTGATGGTGGAGAAACTTATTTAACAAAGTTTAAACTAGCAGTAATAGATAAATTTAAGAAAAATAATAGTGAAGAATTAACTAAGAGGGTAGCTTATATACCTTTTGAGGCTTATGATAGTGGAGCTAAGGTTATATGTGCTAATTATAAAAAGGGTGACCCTATCCTAATATATGCTTTAGTTAAGACATATAGAGATAAAATAGATTTATCTAAAGATAATGTAATATTTAGAGTAAATCATTTTGAACCATTACCATATCCAAAATCATCTCTTAATAATGAGAATGATGAAGAGCCCGAATGGATAAACAATAACGATAGTAATGTTACATAATGAGAATGAACTTATAAGTAACTATACAAGTTTAGCGAAAGCGTGCGTGTCTAAATATATCAAAAATAACTGTTATGAAGATCTATTACAAGAAGCATTTATAGCACTAATTTTAGCATATAGATCATATAAAGACACGCATAGCTGTTCGTTTACTACATGGGCATATATTTGTATTAACAATAGATTAAAGAAAATAGAATATACAAAAAACTATAATATTGATCAAGATATAATAAATAAAGAATATATTAATATTGAAGATGTATTACCACAAACTCTTAACGATATTGAAAGAGAAATAATTTATTTAAGATTATATAATTATAGTTTTGTAGAAATTGCTGATTTATATAATATCAAATTAAATACAATTAAAAGTAAATATAGACGGACAATAGAAAAGATTAGGAAGGCTAATGTATAAACCAAAAGTATTGTGGGTGGGGGAAGCTTCTTATCTAAATACTGGCTATTCTAGAATAGGATTTGAAATTTTACAAAGATTATATAATACTGGTAAGTGGAATATTTCCGAATTTTCTTCTTATGGAGATTATGAAGAGGCATTCAAAAATGGTATTCCATGGAAATTCTATCCTAATCTACCAAATAAAAATAATAAACAAGAAGTTGATACATATTTAGCTAAACCAACAAATCAGTTTGGGGAATGGAGATTTGAAGAGGTTTGTTTGGATTTTGAGCCAGATATTGTTATAAGTATTACAGATCCATGGATGCACGAATATCAATTCTTATCTCCTTATCGACGCCTATATAATCAAGTAGTAATGCCAACTGTAGATAGTGATCCGCAACAACCAGCATGGATTGCAATGTATATGGGGGCAGACAGGGTGGCTGCTTATTCTGCTTATGGTAAGAGAATTTTAGAAGAACAAAGTAACGGAAAGATTTCTGTTTTTGATGTATTAAGACCCGGATTTGACGATCAAAACTTTAAAGTTTTGCCGAACAAACAAGAAATTCGCCAATCATTATTAATGCCAGTTCCAAAAGATGCTTTTGTTATTGGTACCGTTATGAGAAATCAAAAACGCAAATTATATGATGATTTATTTCTATCGTTTAAAACTTTCTGTGAAAAATATCCTAGAATAGGGGAAAACTCCTTTTTATATTGTCATACATCTATAATAGACAATGGGTGGGATATTCCCCGTTTATTAAAAGAACATGGGATAGCAAATAAAGTTTTATTTTCCTATGTTTGTAGGAATTGTCACAACATAATATCATCATATTTTAACAATACAAATAGATTTTGTCCATTTTGTGGTGGGCAGATGACATCTCCAAATACAAGATATGGAGCAAATAATGAACAATTAGGAAGAATATATAATACATTCAATATATACGTACAATATTCTATCGCTGAAGGAGCAGCTATCCCCCCAGTTGAAGCAGCAGCATGTGGAATTCCAGTATTAGAGGTTGATTTTTCAGCTATGGAAGATTATGTAAGATGTCTTGGTGGAGTTCCAATTAATGTTCTTAAAAAATTTAGAGAAACAGAAACACATTGTTATAGAGTTTATCCAGATAATAATCATTTAATCGAAATATTACATCAAATAGCTATTATGCCAGAAATTGATAGACATATTTGGTCATTAAAAACAAAAGCACTCGCAAATAAATATTTTAATTGGGATGATGTAGCAGAAAAATGGTCTATTATGTTAGATTCTCTACAAATAGCCGGTTCTAGATGGCACTCCCAACCATTTATTCATCAACCAAATTTAAATATTCCACAACAAATTTCTAATACTAATTTTATTGACCATGCAATAGCAAATATTACAGGAAGAACCGACCTAATTAATACTTATTTTGCAATAAAAATCTTAAGAGATTTGAATGCTGGTGCAAAAATACAAGGATTTGGTGGAAATTTATCATATAATGATGATTCAATGTTCTCTCAAAACTTTGGATTCAAACCATATTCTAGAGAAGATATGGTTAATGAATTATTGAGAATGAATAATAATACAAACGAATGGGAACAAAAAAGATTAGCAAAAATGAACGGACAATATAAAAAACCAGAGTGGATATTATAATGAAAGTATTAATAATTTCAAATTTTAGAGATAATTCTGGATGGTCATTTGCTGCCCAAGATTATGCTTTAGCAATGGATGCGGCAGGTATTGATGTTGTAATTCGCACCATCAAACTAAATCCAGTTGACGGAGAAGTACATCCTCGTATAGAAGAATTAGAAAAGAAAAGTGATAAAAATTGTGATGTAGTAATACAAAAAGTTCTTCCACATATGATGTCATATAATGGGAATTTTAAGAAAAATATAGGATTATTTGTAACAGAAACGTCCCACTTTAAAAATAGTTCTTGGCCGTCCTATCTAAATATTATGGATGAAATTATAGTCCCAAGTAATGGATGCAAAGAAGCATGTCATAATTCTAGAATTATTAAACCAGTACATGTGATTCCAGAACCATACGATGATGATAAATTTAGTTTAGGATATGAACCATTTGATTTGGGCTTACCAGAAGATAATTTTAAATTTTATTTTATTGGAGAAAATATTAAAAGGAAGAATCTGGTAGCTTTAATTCAGGCTTACCATATAGAATTTAAACCTTGGGAACCAGTAGAATTAGTAATAAAAACTAGTATTCCTGGTAAAAATGAAGATGAATCTGAAAAAATAATTAATGAATTTATTAACAAAATTAAATATCATCTTAAACTATATAATAATCTAAATAAATATCATGGGGAAACGATAATTTTAGGACGACTTTCTAATAATGATATTATGAAATTACATGCCGCCTGTCATTGTTATGTAGCCCCATCATACGGAGAGGCTTGGAATCGCGGCTGTTTTGATGCTCTTGCATTTGGAAATCCAGTATTAGCTACAAAAGGGTGTGGGATGGATGACTACTTACCACAAGAATTCCGTGTTAATTCTAAAAAGGTTCCTGCTATAGGTGCCATAGATTCATTCGGTGAATTGCTCGTATCCAATGAAGAATGGAACGAAATAGATTTATTAGGATTGATGTCAAAGATGAGAGATGTTTATGAGAATTATCAAGGATGGAAACAAATTGCTGTAAATACTAATTTAGACAGGTTCACTTATAAATCTGTCGGACAACAAATAAAGAAAATATTAGAAAATTAAAAGGAAAGGTGTATGGATAATAAGAATCTCCCATGGGAAATAAAGTTGTTGGATTTTAGTAATAGAAAAACTATTGGCATTACAACTATTGCTTCTACCAATACTAAAAGAGAGGCTTGTAAATACTTGGTTGGATACAAAAATATATTAAAAATTGGTAGAACATATTTGGTGGAAAAGGGTGGAAAATAATGTCACAAATAGCTAGTATTTTACAAAGGGCTACTAGAAATAAATTGGATAGATTAAATGTTATTACTTATCCAACACATGAAAGATACCAGACAAGTTTAGCTAATACAAACATTGACTTTTATCTCTGGCAAGGAGATGGTATCAAAACCTGGGAATCTAAATATGCCCCACTTCCTTTTAATCATATTTTATTAAATCCTAAATATAAAGAAAATCAGATACCAGATTATATTACTCCAGACATTATATTCAGTCAAAATAAATTAGCACATTATTCTATATCTGCAAAATTAGCTCAACAATATAAAATTCCATTAGTTAATCTAGAACATTGTTTACCTTGGTCAAATATTACAAAACAACAATTTGAACAATTACACAGAATGCAGGGTAATGTAAATGTATTTATTACAGATTATAGTAGAAGAAAATGGGGTTTTGATGAATCAAATTCAGTAGTTATTGAACATGGTCTTGATACAGAAGTATTTAAACCCAAAGATATAGACAAAGAGTATGGAGTTTTAGTTGTTTGTAATGATTATATCAATCGGTCTTGGTGCTGTGGGTATAATATTTTTCAACAAGTGACTGGGCATCCTAATCCTATTTTTCCATACAAAGTTTTAGGAAGCACCCCTGGATTATCAGAAGCAGCAAAAGATGTTGAAGATTTAGTTCTACATTATAATAAAAGTAAAGTTTTTCTATGTACAGCCACAATTTCTCCAATATCATTTGCTTTATTAGAAGCTATGTCATGTGGATTACCAGTAGTAGCTATGGCTACTTGTGCTGTTCCAGAAATAATTAAACATGGTTATAATGGTATGATTTCTACAAATCCACAAGATTTACAGAATTATTGTAAAGAATTATTAATGGATGAAGATATGAGAAAAGAATTAGGGAAAAATGCCAGGAAAACAATTCTTGAAAGATTTAGTTTGGCAAAATTTGTTAATAAATGGGAACACGCCTTTAGGAGTCTTATATAATGAGTGAAGTAAAATTAAATATTATTTATAATAATGCTGAATTTTTAAATGGTTATGATAATATATCACCAGTAGTATTAGAAAATAAAGAAATAATAGTTGGTAATGTTTATAATTTAGATTGGATAGTTGATAATGGTGAATGTATAGAAATCATAGCTCTAGATACAATAGAATATCTTCCAATTACTCAATATGAACAAGCTATATCAAATTGGGTATCAAAATTAAAAGTTGGAGGAACACTAATTTTAGGTTTTGTAGAAATAATAGAATTATTTAAAGGATACGATAGAGGAATTATTAACTATGAAGATTTTAATGTATTATTACATGGAAAACAAACTGATAATAGATTAGTAAAATTATCTTCTTATTCAGCTCCAATATTAATAGAAAAATTAACTACACAACATACAATAAAACTTAAAAAACATACATTAAGTGGGATTGATGTTACTTTATCTTTTGGGAGATATAAATAATGCCCAAAATTCATACTTGTTGTAAAGATTGTGTCTTCAGTCAATACGAAGGAATAACTCAATTAGATTGTAGTTTAGGAAAAATAGATAAATTTGAAAGATTAGATATTCCAATTATTGAAGCATATGATGATGAAAAGGAATTCTATATTATAGAGAATAGAAAATGTCAATTTTATCGTAATAAACAATGGATGTTACAAAATATAGATGTAGGTGATGCTCCTAATACAATTAATTTTTTAGTTAAAAAAGAAACACAAATAAGTCCAGATATATTAATATTAGTAGAAACAAATACATCTCTTGAAGATATAAAAACTACAGTTTTATCTATCAAAAATTCTACTATTAAACCACTATCTATTATTTTTACTTTTGAAAAAAATATTGAAAAACTTCATTTGTCAATTTTCCAATGGATTAAACATAATGTTGAGATTCCTTATAGTTATGAATATGTTCATATAGAAGATAATAAAATTAATTTTGGGGTTCGCAGAGTAAAATTATTCTATATTTGTTTAGAAGCAGGAAAAGAATTAAAAGAGAAATATATAGAAAATATAAATAATCGCATTAATAATGAGATGTGGCCTATTCTATATATACGGGCGGAAGAACCATACCAATATCACCATATGTTTGTAAGTAAACAATTACACAACTTTGTGGGTGGTTTTGGGAAAAGAACTATTGATGATAAAGTAAATGAATTAAAAGAGGATGAAGAATGCTTAATGAATATGATAGTTACATACGAGATGATTTAGATATAAAATTCGATAACACACAAGAATATCCAGTAATTGGCGTATTAATGCCACTATATAATCATGGGCATTTTTTACCAAAATCTATTCCAAGTGTAATAAATCAAGATTATCCAAATAAATTAATTATTATAATAGATGACAAATCTACTGATGATAGTTTAGAGGTTGCTAAATCTTTTATTAATATAAAACAAGAATTGAAAGATATAGATGGGAATTATATATATATAGGAAATATTATTCCAGAACAGATTTTTGATGGAGTTATGAATAATGATATTCCAATAATATTAATTGGATTACAAATCAATGGAAAACAAGCTAATGCCAGAAATATGGGAATTAGTACAACCTGGAATTATTGTGATTATTATTGTCAATTAGACGCCGATGATGAATATTTGCCACATAAATTAATAACTATGATGAGAGTTATGAAAACTGACCAAGATAATATTGGATTAGTATACAATGATGTTATTATTAGAAATCAAATAAATAATATTACTATCCATGAATTTAGAGAACCCTATTTATACGAACGATTATATCAAGAGGATATTATTTCTAATCAACCACTTATTAATAAAAAAGCATTAAAAGAAGTTGGATTATTTGATAAACAATTATCAGTTGCAGAAGATTGGGATTTATGGTTAAGAATAGCACAACAATATATGTGTATACATATCGCAAAGCCACTACAAATATATAATGTGGTTCCATCAAGTTGCACCATCACTGTATCTAAAGATAGATGGAATTGGTGCTGGGCAAGAATAAGAGAAAAATTACAACAAAGACATGCAAACTAATAAAAATTATATTGCCAGAATTAAACTGGATAAACAACCAGAAAATGGTGAAAATCTATCTATTATAATACCGTGTGCTCGTTGTGGAAAAAATCTTAGAAAACAAGGATTAAAAAGTTTATTTAATATTGGCGATACAACAATCATTGAAACACAAATTAATCTTTTAAATAAGATATATCCAGAAAATGAAATTATTTTAGTGTTAGGAGAAGAAGCATATAGAGTTAAAAATCTTCTAAAAAATAAATATAAAAATGTTCGCTATATTTATAATAGTTGTTATGAAAATCATAATGTATTATATAGTATTGGTTTAGGACTTTATAATAGATTACGAAATTCTGCATTAATTATATATGGCGATCTTATATTTAATAAATATACCATTACTGATATTATAGAGGGTCCATCAAAATTATTCACAGACACGGATAATACAATGAAGGATAGTGAACCCGGAATCATTATGATAGATGGAAAAATACAAAGATTGGTATATGGAATCAGACCCAAATGGGGACAAATATGTTTTTTAGTAGATAAAGAACTTAAGTTATTTGAGAAGTGTGCCCTGAAAAATCCAAATTGGTGTGGACATGAAGCCATAAATTATGTAATGGAAAATGGTGGAATATTTCAACCATTTGTAAAAAGTGGATATAAATTATTTGAAATTGACACATTACAAGATATAGAAATATTAAAGAGGATGAAATAATAAAAATTACATTTTTTTGATAATTCTCTAAAAAATCGTATAATATATTAGGAAAAGATATTATGAATCATATATTACAACCAAATATTACCCGAACGGTTAGATTCTATTCATAGTGTCTTTTCCCAACCGTCTCGGGTATTTTTTTATGGATATTATATGATATGTAAACGATGTAAAGAATATATTAACGCTGGAAAAACTCAAATTTGTCTAAATTGTGGGTGCAAAACTAATAATAAAGTAAAAACTTTAGAAGAAGAATTCCCAGATATAACTAAAGAATGGGATTATTCAAAAAATGAATTATCTCCATCTTTAATAAGTAGTAGAAGTGGTAAGAAGGTTAGTTGGATTGGGAAATGTGGACATCGATGGGAAACCTCTATATCTAATAGGACAACAAAAAATAGCAATTGTCCAATATGTGCTAATCGTACAACTATGCCTGGATATAACGACATTAGAACTACACATCCGAATCTTTTAATAGAGTGGGATTATAGTAAAAATATTATAAAACCAACCGAAGTAAGTTTTGGTAGTGATAAAATAAAAATTTGGTGGAAATGCTGTAAATGTTCAAATTCATGGTTAGCCACTTCTAACCAAAGAACAAACTTAAAAAGTAATTGTCCATACTGTTCAAATCAAGCAATTATTTATGGATATAATGATTTATTAACAACTCATCCAGATATTGCTAAAGAACTAGCTGATATTGATTTAGCTAAGAGAATTAGTCATGGATATGATAAAAAAGTTTTATTTAAATGTAAAAAATGCAACTATCAATGGAAAACATTCATTTATTCTAGACTTAGAGGAACAGGGTGTCCAAAATGTAATTTTTCAACATTAGAAATTAAAACAAAGAAAATATTAGATAATTTGGGTATTAGTAATGAAACTCAAAAAAGATTTAATATTTGTAAAGATAAACGAGAATTACCATTTGATTTTTATATACCACAATATAATGTTTGTATAGAATGTCATGGTATTCAACATTATCCATATAGATATAAAAAATCTTCTTTTTCTAAAACCTCTAGAGGTAAAAAACTTAATTTATCTATTATAAAACATCATGATAAAATAAAATATCATTTCTGTAAAAATAATGATATTAAACTAATTAGAATTCCATATTGGAAATATAATAATATACAAGACATTTTAATAAAGAAATTAAATCTATATGAAAATACTCTGTCGTCATGAAAGCTGTGCAAGTCATTATATATACACGGCTTTGGGTTTAGAACTAAAAAATAGAGGTTATGAATTTATTTTCTGGCATCCAGAACAAAATAGTTTTTTTGATATATATAATCAAATTCAACCAGATATATATATAGGACAATCTTATCATATAACTAGAGCAGAATTAAAAATAATAAATCAAAATCCACAATTAAAAGTTATTTTAAAAGTTGGTATTTGGGGAGATATTAATAATGAATTAGATATTGATAATTATACTATTTTAATAGCTAATGATGAAGAAAAAGCAAATCTTGATAGTATAAATAATAAAGAAAGATTATATTTATTTAATTATCATGCAAAAAGCTATAATAACTACATTCTTGGTAGATGGACAAAAGAGGGTTACAATACTTTTTCTATGGCTCCAGTAGCAGATATATATAATTTTTATCCAGATTATAATTCTAATTTATCATCAGATATTTCATTTATTGGTGGAGCATGGGGATATAAATTACTCAATATCAATCCATATATAATTAATAATTTCTGTTATCCGGTTGGTCAATATAACATAAAGATATTTGGAAATCAGTATGGATGGAGTATCCCACAATTTAATGGTATTGTTAGCGATAAAATGGTACGACAGATATTGTCTTCATCCAAAATAGGACTATCAGTCCATGAACCACAATCAACTAAATTTCATTTTGAAGCATTGTCTCGTGTATTTAATACTATTGCTTGTAAATCTTGTGTTATATCAGATTATGTTGGATGTTTATATACAGACTTTTTTATCAATAAAGAAATATTAATGTTTGATAATCCACAAGATTATAAAGAAGCTGTAGATTTTTATCTAATCCACGAAGATGAAAGATTAGCATATATAGATAAATTATATAATATTGTTATAAATAATCATACTTATAAACAAAGAGTAGATGAAATATTGGAGATTATTGAATGAAAAGAATACTAGTTACTGGTGGAGAAGGATTCATTGGTTCTCATATCGTAAATGAATTATGCCAAGTCCAAGATAATGTAATGCCAGCATATACAATTATTAGTGCAGATAATTTATCAAAATATGGAAAAGAAAGAAATGTAAAACATAAGAATTATATATTTTGTGAAACAGATATTTTATCCTCATCTTATTCAGATTATATATTAGATTTAGAACCACATGTTATAATAGATTTAGCTTCTATTGTAGGTGGAATTAATAAAATAAATAATTCAAATGATGTAGTAGCAAATATCAATATTTTCAATCAAACTTTTGAAGTAGCAAAACAACTAAAAAATCTTGAACAATATATATTCTTTTCATCATCAATAGTTTATGATAGAATTAATACATTTCCAACACCAGAATTATCTTTAAAAGATATTCCAATACCAAATTCTCCATATGGTTATTATAAATATACTTGTGAATACTTATTGCAAGAATCTAACTTACCATGGACAGTAATTAGACCATATAATTGTATAGGAATTGGTGACGATAATGAAGATTATGCTCATGTATTTACTGATTTTATTAGACAAGCTAAAAGAAATGGAGTAATAAAAGTTAAAGGTGGAAACCAATATCGTTCATTTATAGATTGTGAAGATGTCGCTGAAATTATAGAATCCATTATATATTATAATAATTCTATCCATAATATATATAATATTGGAAATCCATCCAATTATTTAAAAATAAAAGAATTAGCCTACAAAATTTGTGATAAAATACAAAACACATCTATTATTATAGAAGATAATCCTAATGAAAAATATGATGTTAAAAAAATGCTACCAAATATAAATACAATAAATAAGGAACTGTGTGTATACCCACATCATACACTTGAAGATTCATTAGATAAATGTATAGAATATTATAATTAAAAGGAAGTATATATGGTTGAAATATTAAAGACAGATTCCATATTAATTACTGGCGGAACAGGATTTCTTGGAAAATGGATAGAAAAAGAATTAAAAGAAAAGGGGTATGAAAAAGTATGGGCTATTGGTTCTCAAGAGTGTGATTTAAGAAATCAAGTAGATACTAATACTTTTATCTGGCAATATAATCCCAATATAATTATTCATGCAGCGGCAAATGTAGGTGGAATTGGTAAAAATTTAGTGGAAAGTGGCACTTTATGTTATGAAAATTTGGTTATGGGAACCAATATTATTGAGGCAGCAAGACAACAATGTAATAATTTGAAGAAATTTGTATTATTATCCACTATTTGTAGTTTTCCTAAATATACTCCCATACCATTTAAAGAAGAAGATATATGGGGGGGCTATCCAGAGGAGACTAATGCGGGATATGGTCTTGCCAAAAAAATGTTAATGGTTTTATTACAAACATATAAACAACAGTATAATTTTCCAGGTATAACACTAATTCCGGTAAATTTAATGGGTGAGGGGGATAGTTTAGATTTGACAAATAATCATGTTATTCCTGCACTTATTCTAAAAATATTAAAAGCTAAACATAATCAAGAAGAATTTGTAGAAATTTGGGGAGACGGTAGCCCATCTAGAGAATTTTTATATGTTAAAGATTGTGCAAAAGCAATAGTTTTAGCAATGGAAAAATATGAAAAATTAGACCCAATAAATATAGGAACAGGAAAAGAAATAAAAATTTCAGAATTAGTAAAAATATTAGTTGACAAAATTGGCTTTTCCGGCTATATTAAATGGGATACGACTAAACCAAATGGACAACCCCGTAGATGTTTAGATGTGTCAAAAGCAGAAAAAGAATTTGGGTTTGTAGCAGAAACTAATTTATGTGAAGGATTAGATAATACAATAAAATGGATTATATCAAAAATTGAATGTTTAAAAAGTTATTATGGAGATGTAGTAATGCATTATCCAATTATAGATGTAAGGAAAAAAAATGACAAAATATAGAAAAAAACCAGTCATAGTTGATGCCATATCTTTTGATGAATTAGTAGAATATGGAATAAATAATGGTGCTTATATAATTAATAATATGCCTTGGTCATTTAATTATAATGGGCATCCTATTACCCATGAGAATGATAATTGTTATTTAATACCAACATTAGAAGGAACTATGAAGATGACCAGAACGGATATGTTGATAACAGGCATAAATAATGAAATTTATCCCTGTAAAATTGATATTTTTGAAAAAACATATGAAAGAGTAGAAGATGAGCATTACACTAATTGATATTAATTGCCCTCACTGTTTAAATGCGTTATGGTATAATGCTGGTGATATTGATGATATCACTCAATGTGATGTAGAAGTATTAAAATGTGTTTATTGTAAAAAATGTTTTGTTATTTTTGAGGAAGTAGAATATAAATATGATAAAAATGATTTAGAAACTTATGCAGATGATACTTATAAAACTGCAATAAAGGCTATAAATAATGAAAATTGAAGATGCAATTAAAATTGTAAATAGTTGGCCGGAATGGAAAAAACATTTAGTTGAAAATTCTATGAATCCAACTTGTCCAACAAGGGGATATGGAAAAAGGATAGAAAGTACAACGGCAAATAAAATGGATAATAAAACAAAAGAAGAATTAAAAAAGGAAGTTATAGAATATATAAAAGATAATCTAACAATAGATATTAAGAGATATTTAGACCAAAGTGTGCATATTGAATTATCATTAGAAGGTAAGGTTTTTTCTAAAGGAATTATATCTATAAAAAATGAATAATCAAGAATATATTAAAAATCGTCCGTCTTGGGACCATACATTTATGACCATGGCATATGAACTTGCTAAAAGAAGTCATGATTGTCAAACTCAACATGGTTGTGTAATAATAAATGATAGAAAACAAGTATTAGGGACTGGATACAACGGTTTTATTAAAGGAATTGATGATTCACAACTTCCAAATACTAGACCTGATAAATATCCATGGATGATTCATTCAGAAATTAATGCTTTATTAAATTGTGAACATAGACCTGTTGGTGCCACAGCATATGTAACCGGACACCCATGTCTTCATTGTTATCAATGCATGTATCAAGCAGGAATTGCGGTTATTATTTATGATGCAGCACCAGAAAGAAATGCGGTAATGATTGATGAAGCAATGATGGATAATATTAAGAAGTTGGAAGGGTTGATTGCTAATAGAATATTGAAAGTTCCATATTATTATAAAATGGAAGAAGCATTTGAATTAGGGAAAAAAGAATTAGATAATTTTTCAAATATGATACAACACATAAATATTTCTACTGATTTAGGTAGAGAAGAAATATTAGAATTAGGTAGAAGACAAACATATCATTCATATCCAATAGAAATAAAACCTATTTCATTTAATACCCCTCCAATAATTGGGGATGTAACAGAAACAATTATAGAAACTGACCCAACATAAATGAACATAATAATTTTTAGTAAAGATCGGGCGTGTCAATGTGATCTCACTCTTACTTCATTATTTAAAAATGCCAAAGAACTCTGTCATAATGTGTCTGTTTTATATACGGGAAGTAACGAAAGATATTTTCTCGGCTATAATAAACTTATTGAAAAATGGAAAAAAGATGTAGTATTTGTTAAACAAGGAATATTTAAAGATGACCTTATTAGTTTAGCTCATACCACCTTTGCTTTTAATTGCTTTTTTACAGATGATGATATTATCTATAGACCAATCGAAGATTGCGAAATCATTCGTTCTTTACTAGAAAGAAGTCCAGAGATATGTACATTTTCTTTAAGAATGGGATCTAATATTACTATTCAAGATTATCATCGAAATATTCCAATAGTTAGACCAGATATTACATACTATAACGATATAAACATATGGAAATGGAGAAACGCTTTTCCAAACACTAATTATTCATATCCATTATCTGTAGATGGACATATTTTTAGAACAGAAGAAATCAATAGATTTTTAGATAAATTTGATTATGATAATCCTAATAGTTTTGAAGGTAGGATTCAACAATTTAATGATAAACTACCCCCACTAATGTGTTCATTTTCAAAAAGCGTAGTAGTTAATACCCCAATTAATAGAGTTCAAGAAACTTGTACAAATCTTGCTGGTGTTCAATATGGAATTACTCCAGAGTATATGAACGATTTATGGATACAAGGATTTTCAATAAATCTTGATAAAATGAATTTTTCTAATATTTATGGATGTCATCAAGAATTACCTATTCCTTTAAGAAATATAATAAATGAAAATTAATATACAAGATATTATAAATACAACCATTAATAATTTTGATGGAAATTATTCATACGATCATAGATTATTAGCATATTTTGGATATCAATTTAATAATAAAAATTTAATAGAAATAGGTACAAGACATGGACTTGGGGCATTAGCTTTAGCCCAAAACATAAATAATCAAGTTACTACATATGATATTGAAATATTCAATAGATCAGAAATGGCTTGTAATAGATCAAATATAAATTTTGTTATTAGAAATGTAATTAACGATTCAAATATACAAGAAATATTAAATTCCTCATTTATATATTTAGATATTGATCCACATACTGGAGAACAAGAAGATATCTTTATTAAATTGTTAGAACAAAATCACTATTCAGGAATAGTATTATTAGATGATATTTTTGATAAATTTACTTCATTATATAATTGGTTTAATGATTTAAACACTACTGCAAATAAATATTATTTACCCAATTATAGTCCATTATTATATAGATGGGCTATATTAGATTTTACAAAAGAATTAGAAATAATAAACTAAGGATCAAAAAATGAATAATAAACTATATGATGATTTCGACTGGCAGAATGTCTATCCATATGCACATTATAATCAAACAGTGGAATTAGAAAAGGATCATCAGTTTGATCTACCAAAAGAGCATACTATTATTGATGGAAAATTGATTTATAGCGGAAAGCCACTCGTAAAGAATGCTGAGTGGTTATACGAAAAAGTATATGAATTAAGACCATCTTCGATATTTGAGGTTGGATTTGGATATTGTAATCATTTATTGAGTATAAATAGGATGATGCCAGAAATAAAACTTTCTGGGTGCGATATTTCATATTACCAGTTTTCTAATGGATATAGGAAATATGGAGAAGAACTAAAGATTCTTCAGGAAAAATCTAAACTATTTATTGGCGATTTTACCGAAATCTCCATTGATGAAAAATATGATTTAGTTTATAGTCAAGCGGTAGTTATGCATATGTCTACAGAAAAAGCAATGAGAGCTATAACTAAAATGTGCTCCATTTCAAAAAAATATGTAATATGTTTAGATGGTGGATTGATTATTCCAAATATTAGAAATTGGTTAGAAACTCTTGGAAAAGTAACTTATTTTGACGATTGGGCTGATCAATACTGGACTCATAATAATATTAGTCCATTTATTATAGAGGTATAAAATGTCAACATTTACAAAAGATATCCTAATATTGAAAAAAGAACTATGAATTTTACATTTGGTATAGTAACGTCTTCTGATCATAAACACGATATTAATCTTGATAATAATCAAAGATTGGATATTATAGTTGATAGTATAGAAAAACTCAATATACCAAACTATGAAGTTATAGTAGTTGGTAAATCTAACATAAATAGAGTCCATACGACCGTAATTGATTTTGATGAAAATATAAAACCAGGATGGATTACAAAAAAGAAAAATATAATAACAAAAAATGCTAAATATGACAATATTGTTTATTTACATGATTATGTATATTTTGAACCAAATTGGTATAGTGGTTTTATAAAATTTGGTGAAAATTGGGATATTTGTATGACCGTTATAAAAAATACCGATAATACTAGATTTAGGGACTGGATTATATTTGAATTAGACGAAACTAACTATCCTCGCGTATTAGAATTTGGACAAGATTTAGGCGAACCAAATAGAAAAATCGCCCCATATTTACCACTATATAATAAAGGGGATTCAACAAAAACATATATATCTGGAATGTATTGGATTGCTAAAAAATCTATAATGGAAAAGTATCCACTAAATGAAAAATATGTGTGGAATACACCAGAGGATATAGAGTGGTCTCAGAGAGTAAGGAGGAATTGTAAATATGTTATGAATCCGTACTCATCAATAAAAATGATGAAATATAAAAATTCAAATTGGTATAGTCATCATCCATACTATATGACTGAAGAATACATTAACAAGGAGTTAATATGATTCCTGGTAACTCTGGATGTGGTTTTATTTTTGATAAAAATGCTGGATTAGCAATAAAATATTCAAATAATTTTCCATCATCTAGACTTGAAAGTCAAATTCTTAAACAACAATATTTCAAAAGTCCTTCACCATCATTTATTAAAACACCACGAATATACACTACTTTTAGAAAAAATACCAATTTTTATGCCATTATGGAATTTATTAATGGTAAAGATTTTATTGAATATATAGATAATTCATATGATATAAAAAGAAGTATGGATTATATATTTTCTTTATTATCAACGATGATTGATGATTATTTTTTAAGATCTTATAAACTTGATATTCAAACCTTTCTTTTTTATAGAAAAATCAATGAAATAAAACAGAAAATTTCATCTGAAATTGCTAATCAATTAGATATACAAATACCAGAATTTAGTGCGTGGCAAGGTCCATGTCATGGAGATTTAACTTTATCAAATCTATTAATAAATGATTACCAGCGTATATTTTTATTTGATTTCTTAAACACATATTGTGATTCACCAATTCAAGATATTGTTAAACTACGTCAAGACACACATCATAAATGGATTAAATTAAAAGCAAGTAGCTATAATGAAAAAACAGAAAAAGCATTAAATATATTAGATAAATTAATAGTAGAAAAATATAGTAATAAAATTGATCCAGAAACATATTATATTTTTCAATACATGAATTTGATTAGAATACTTCCTTACTCTACAAGTTTAGAAATGACAAACTTTATTCTTCAGGAATTACAAAATATATCATGGGAACTTTAATACTACCAGTTTGTGGTGACTCTACCAGATTTCCAGGAACACGCCCCAAATTTTTATTAACACATCCAAATGGAAAAATTATGGTACGGGCAGGTATTGATGGATTAAATCTAATTAATACCGAAAGAATTATTCTAACAGTCAGACAAGACCATCTCAATAAATATAATTGTGAAGAACTTATAAAAAAACAATTTAAAGGTTTACCTTTTGAATTATGTATACTAGATCAACCAACGCAGGGTCAAGCAGATACAGTATTTAATACATTAGTCAAAAATCATGTAACTGGACCATTCCAAATAAAAGATTGTGATAATTATTTTGAATGTAATATTTTAAATACAAATTTTGTAGCAACATCTGATTTACAACAACACCCTTACATTAATCCATCCAATAAAAGCTATGTTCAATTACATGCCCATAGTGGACATTTAATAGATAAAATATATGAAAAAAAGATAATTAGTAATCTATTTTGTTGTGGATTGTATGGTTTTATGTCTCCCCAGGAATACACAAAAGCTTTAGTTACTTTATCTCCAACTTCATATATTTCAGATGTAATTAATAAATCATTAGATATTTTTGAAACAATTCTAGCTACCAATTATTTGGATTGGGGAACTTATGAAGATTGGAATAATTATAGAGATAAGTTTGAAACTCTATTTGTAGATATAGATGGTGTTTTAATAGAAAATTCTGACGAGATTGGATGGGGTCATAAGCCAGCAATTCAAAAAAATGTAGAATTTCTACAACAAAAGAAAAACAATGGAAAAACATATATAGTTCTTACAACATGTAGAAAAATAGAATGTGCTGAAATTACAGAAAAACAATTGGAAAAATATCAAATTCCATATGATGTAATCCTATATGATTTACCACACTGTCGAAGAACCATCATAAATGATTATTCAAAAACAAATAAATATCCCTCATGTCAGGCAGTAAATATACCAAGAAATATGGATATTTTGTCAGAATTAATAAATTAAAAGGAAGGGTGCATGAAAAAGATAGGAATATACTTTCTACAACATAGACGAAATTTTGTTCCATTATTGATGTATTTCCTAAACAGGGTTAAACAAGAAAATAGAAATCAAATTAAATTATATTTTTTAGAGACAGCTAATTTATCATATGATTGGATAAAAACAGATATAGAATATGAAGTAATACCTTTTCACGGAAGTATTCATATTGGAAATTATAGTAAAAAATTTGAATTTATTCTATCACAACAACATCCATATTGTGTAAAATTAGATGAAGATTATTTTATAAGTAATTATGTGTGGGATTTCATTATAGAAAATGTCGAAATATTAGATAATAAGCAACTTTTATCATTATCTCCTGTAACTAATATTGGGGTGCCAACTACAGATTTATTTATTGAAGATTTTTGTGAAGAGTGGCAAAAACAAGAAATTCACAAGATATTTTTGGGTGTAGATTTTGCAAAAACATGTGGGCAACGATGGGGGACTAACGAGTATGACGAATTAAATAAACATACTATTGGGGCTCAACAATGGAATATAACAGCTTTTCATAATGATTTAGATGCTTTGTCTACCAATATTAAAGGGGTCCATCCCGTACGTTTTAGTTATGAGGCACAAAAATATTTAGCTGATGTTGTATTAAGTAATGTTCCAAGGTTCATTTCCCAACAATACTTTATCATAGACACACAATACAAGCCGTATATGTGTAATGATATGTGTGTTATGCGGGCCGATGTATTGCGAGATATTGATAAAGAAGAAAAATTTATTCCATACGATGAAATTCCAATAAATAACTATAAAAGAAAATATAAATTAGATTATGCTTTCATAAGAAAAGGATTTGGAGTACATACCATGTTTGCTTTTGTTGGAAGATACAATATTGATAGACAACCAGAAGAAGTAATTATACACGATACTTTATTAAAACTAACCAAAGAATGTAATCATTATGAATTATAAAAATTTAGTAGAAATAGCAAAAGAAATTCCAAATCATTCTAAATTAGAAGATCCAGAACTGCATGACTTTTTATCTGTATATGAACAATACTTTATTAAAAGAAAAAATGATAATATTAAATTAATAGAAATAGGGATTGGACAAGGTGGATCACCCAGAATCTGGAAAGAATATTTTCCAAACGCACAAATATATGGAGGCGATTACGATAGTAATAAACTTTATCAAGAAGATCGTATTACTACCTTCCTTTTTAATCAAAATAATGTAAATAATATGATTGAAGTTGGGGAAAATTTTGGAAAATTTGATATTTTTATAGATGATGGTAGTCATCAAATGGTTCATCAAATCAATTGTCTAAAAACTATGTGGCACTATATTAATAATGGTGGAATATATATAATTGAAGATTTACATACATCATATTGGCCTACTTTTGGTGGAAAACTACATGCTAACACAACAATAGAATTTCTCAAATATTGTGTAGACGCAATTAATTCATTAGCTATTGGAATGGGTGATTGGGTTAAAATACCAGTAAATGCTAATGAAGTAAGAAATATATGTGAAGAAATTATACCAACTATAAATACAACATTATCTTTTATTCATTTTTATCAAGGTTTATGTATTTTAGGGAAAAAATAATGATAGCAAGTATATTAGGATGGGTAGCAACAATAATTTTTAGTTTAATGCTAATTCCACAAATAATTAAAACAGCAAAATCAAAAAGTATAAATGATATTAGTTTATCATTATTTATTTTATATCTAATAGGTAATATATTTGCTATTATATATGCATATCTTATTTGGCAACCTCCATTATTATTAAAATACTCTTTAGCAATTATTACAACAATATTTTATATATCTTTATACTTTTATATTAAAAATAAGGAGATATAATGATTTTAGTTTCTCGTCATTTAACAGATTATATCGATTTTCCGCCCTATTTTATTATTAGAATTAATTTAGCTTGGGAACATGATTTACAAGAATTATTAAACCATATATCAACACTAAGTAATCCAATTTTCTTAGATATTCCTATAGGTCGTAAAAAACCACCAAATAATCAATGGAATATAGATAATATTATAACAGCTTGTAAAGAAGAACCATTAATTCAATATTTGGCAATATCTAATGTAGAATGCCAAAAAGATTATAATGAAATACAACAAAAATTAACAAATGATCACCTAACAAATAGGGTATGTATTGTTCCAAAAATAGAAAGTATAAAAGCTGTTGAAAATATAGATAATATTATTATCGCATTAGACACAGAACCGCAAAGAACTATAATGATAGATCACGACGATTTATTTACTGATTTAATGAAAAATAATGTAGAACCATCTAAACTTTATAATGAATATATTTTACCAGTAGTTAGAAAATGTAAAAAATATGATACACGAGTATTACGAACTGCTGGCGTAGTATTTTGCGACAATTAATATAATGGAGAATAAATGTTACCAATAGTAATAGCATCATCAGTTATTAGATCAACTAGAAGAGGTGAAAGTCATGGTGGATTATATGTTGTTGATTTTAATGACGATACAGTAGAACAAAAATTAGATTGGAATTATCCACATATTCGTTGGGATAGTGGAGGAGGAGATCGTGGGCTTCGTGGTATGATATTCCATAATGATTTATTATATACTGCTGGAGCCACAGCACTCTTTGTTTTTAACAAAAATTTTGAATTAGTTGAACAATATACATGTCCAACATTTGATGGTAGTCATGAATTATTTTTATATAATAATAAAATCTATAGTATTTCTAATCAATATGATGCTATTCTAGTTTTTGATTTAACAAAAAATGATTGGGTATTAGGCTATCAACATATTTTAAATCAACCACCAAGAATATTTGATCCATATTGTACTAATTTACAAAGAAGTGATAGTTTACATCTTGATTCTATTTCTGTATACAATGATATAATGTTTTATGCTGGAAGTACAACAAAATATATATATGGATTACATATTTACACATTACAACAACGTGCATATTTATTAGCAAAACCAAATACACATAATGCACAATTTTGGAAAGATGGGATAGTATTTAATAGAGCATTAGAAAGTGATACTATATATCAAGTTGGAGAAAATATAATTCATAGGTGGGCAACTCCTATAATGAAAAAAGAAACGGTTACTCATATGGATTATAGTGATTATGCAAGGACAGAATATACTAGAGGTATGGTAGTATATAAAGATTTTGTATGTATAGGAACATCTCCCGCAAGTGTTCATATGTTAAATTTAGATAGTATAGATCCAGTAAAAAGTTCTATTATATCTCACGATATTAGAAATAGTGTATGTGGGATGTCCCATTACCCATGGAAATATAATAATGAATAATTTATTAGCAGAACATCATGGTATTACAGATCAACAAATGAATTTTATCTTTAGTGCCATAAAAGAACTCAAAGAAGAAACTAAAAATATTACCTATATAGAAATAGGGATATTATATGGTGGAGTTCTAAGAAGAGTATTAGAAAAATTAGATATAACAGATTTTGCTATAGGGGTAGATCTATTTGAGGATTTATTAACATATGATGGTATAGATAATACTCATAAAGAAGATTTCTGTTACCAACATGAATTAGAATATGTACTAACACAATTAGGATATAACAATTTTATTTTATATAAAGGCGATGCAGCAAAAATAGTTCCATCATTACCACGAATAAATAATGGAATTGCTGTTATTGATGCAAATCATACTTATGAAGGATGTAAAATAGATTTCATCAATATCTATAATTTAATAAATAATGGATATATATTCTTTCATGATACTGATTGGGATGGTCCAGGAAGAGTTGCTAAAGAAGTAGAAAAAACTCATAATCTTAAATTAGTTAATGCGTGTTTTGGTGCCTCAATATATAGGAAATAAAATGAAAGAATGTTTTTTAGATTTAGGTAAGCAACCAATAGCTAACAAGTTTATATATGACAATGAAATTAATGATGAATATTTTTATAACCTATTAGTCTGTATAGACTTAGATAACTTACTCGTATCTTTATGTAACTTCGTTCCTCCAGAGAAAATGTTTAATGATACATATGTATACCATTCATCTAATTCTATTACTATGTGTAATCATTTCTTTAATATTGCGAATTTTATTCAAAAAGAATATAACCCAAAATTAGTTTTAGAGATTGGCAGTAATGATGGTGTTTTTATAAGAAATTTTAATAAAGAAAATGCGATTTGTATTGAACCTTGTGGTAATTTTGCCAAAATAACTAAAGAAATGGGCTACACAACATATAATGAATTTGCTACCACTTCTCTTTTTAATCAAATTAAAGATAACCATGGTAAATTTAATATAATATTTTCTGCAAATTGTATGTGTCATATACAGAATATTTATTCTACATTTGAAGGAATTCATTCTTTATTATCTGATAATGGTGTATTTATTATGGAAGATCCATCATTATTACATACATTACAAAATAATGCTTACGATCAGTTTTATGATGAACATGCCCATATTTTTTCGCTTATGGCAATCAAAAATATTGCAGAACAATTTGATTTATATGTATATGATGCAGAAAAATTAAATGTACATGGACAATCTAATAGAATATACATTTCCAAAAAATATAAAGCAAAAACTTCTAGATTAATATCATTATTAAATGAAGAAACAAATTTTGGCATTACTTATTATGATACTTATAGAAATTTTGCGGATAATATAATAATGTCCCGAGATAAACTTATACAACTATTGAATAAATTAAAAGGAAAGGGTATAGTAAGTTATGGAGCGACATCTAAATCTACCACAATTTTTAATTATTGTAATATAGGGACTGATTTAATTCCATATATTATTGATACAACCCCGGATAAACAAGGAAAATTATCACCTGGAACACATATCCCAGTAATTAAATACAAAGAAAATTGGTGGAAAAATAATAAATATGCATTTTTGGGGGCCTGGAACTATTTTGAGGAAATAAAAAATAAAGAAGGAGATTTTATTAATAATGGAGGTAAATTTATTACTCATGTTCCAGAGGTGAGATATTTATGAACATATTAATTACGGGCGGTTTAGGACACATAGGTTCATATATCATAGAAAAAGGATTATATAATATAAAAATTGTAGATAATATATCTACTCAAAGATATTCTACTTTATTCTTAAATAAAAAATTCTTATTTCAAGAAAAAGATTTTGGAGATATTACTAAAAATGACTTATGTAATATTGATGTAGTAATACATTTAGCAGCTTTAACAGATGCACAAAATAGTTTTAATAGAAAAGATATAGAAAAAGAATATATTGAAAAAACACATAATTTTATTAATATTTGCAAAGGTATAGTACCATATTTTATTTTTCCTTCTTCAACGAGTGTTTATGGCATAGCTACGGATATAGTTACTGAATATCCAAAATATCTTAACCCCCAAAGCCCATATGCAGAAACAAAATTAACTATAGAAAAAATTATTCAAGAAGAATTAGGGCAAATAACAAAATATTTGATATTAAGATGTGGCACTATTTTTGGAACAAGTATAGGAATGAGATTTCATACCGCTATAAATAAATTTTGCTTTCAGGCTTATTTTAATCAACCATTAACTGTATGGAAGGATAATTATAATCAAGTTCGTCCATATTTAGGATTGGGTGATTTATATTATACATTAATATCATTTTTAAAATCCCAAACTGGGTGGAATGATATTTATAATACAATTAGTGAAAATAAATCTACTGAAGATATAATTAATATTATCAATAAATATAGATCAATACAAATTAATTTTGTTACTACTCCATTATTAAATCAATATTCATATAATGTATCAAATGATAAAATATTACCATTTTATACACCAGTTCAACATATCAAAGATGGAATTATAGAAACAATTAATACATTGTCAGGAAAAAATAGGTGGTTTTCATGAACGATTGGTCAGCAGTATCTCTAACTACAGAATATAATTATATTGAATTAATAAAAGAAGCACTAAATAACCCAGAAATTTTTGATTCTTTTAGAATTCATCCATATTATACTTATATTATCGGAAATGGAATGTCCGGTAATGAAATAAATGCTTATTTTGATGAACTTAAAACTAATCAAATTATAATGGATAAATTTGAACAAATTAAATTAATGGATAATATTGGTGGGGCACCAATCGAACCTATTGCTAATACTAATTGTCGTAATTTAAAATATATGTATACAGCAATGATGATTAAAAAATATTTTCCATCAGATATCAAAGACATAATAGAAATTGGCGTTGGATATGGAGGATTATGTTATATTATAGGACAATATTTAGATTTAAATAGTTATACTTTAATAGATATTCCAGAAGTAGTATCTTTAGCAAAATTATTCTTATCTAAACTTCCTTCTTTAAATATTGATTTTTATAAAAATCCACCTTATAGTTTATGTATATCTGAATGTGCTATTACAGAATTAAGTGATGATATAATATATCAATATTATGAAAAATATATATCACAATCAAACTATCTTTATATTAGATTAAATTATTTAGATAATTATAGATTAACAAGATTTATGGATATTATAAAAAGAGATTTTAAAATAGAAATGATTAAAGACTATCCTAATGCTAATGAAGCACCAAATACAATTTTGGGATGGAAAAAATGAATAAAATTATAGTATCGGGTGGAGAAGGACATCTAGCAAAAGCCCTATCAAAATATGATAATATAATTCCTATTAATAGAAAAGAAATGAATGTACATAATAAATATGATATTATGGCAGCTATTAGAAAACACGAGGCTACTCATTTTATTCATGCTGGAGCTCTTACTCGACCTATTTCTCAACATGATTTAGATATAGATTCAAGTATTAAAACTAATATCATAGGTACAGCAAATGTTGTCATGGCGTGTAATTGGTTTGATACTAAACTTATTTATATATCTACTGATTATGTTTATCCAGGCACTATTGGTAATTATTCCGCTAATAATGGAGTACTACCATTTACCAATTATGGTTGGTCAAAACTTGGTGGAGAATGCTCAGTTGCGATGTATAAAAATTCTCTAATTATTAGAATAGCTTTATGCGAAAAACCATTTCCTCATGAATATGCATGGGACAATGTTTATAAAAGTTATATTTATCATGAAGATGCTGCTCCGTTAATATTAAAAAATATAGATAAATTTGGTATTATAAATATTTGTGGAAAATCTCAATCTATATATAATTTTACAAAAAACAAGAAAAAACATATATGTACTGATCCAAATATCCTTTCACACAATGATACAACAATGGTGTAATATGAAATTTTATGAAGACGATAGAATACAAAGTTTACATGACATTTTTCCTATCAAAGAAGGACAAATTAATATATCAATAGCCAGGAATACTAATAATGTAGTAGCATGGCATAAACACGAAATTCAAAAAGATTATTGGTGTTGTATTAAAGGATCATTTAAGGTAGGGATAGTAGATAATGGAAAAGTATATTGGAAATATTTATCCGATAAAGACTTTCAAGCACTATCAATCTTTCCAGGACAATATCATGGATATAGAGCATTAGAACCCAATTCTATAATGTTATATTATTTAGATCAAAAATATGATAAAAATGACGAATTTAAAAAACCCCCAGGATATTTTGGTGAAATATGGGAATCAGAAAACAAATAAATCTATTTTCTACAATAAAAATCGATCCAATATCAGATTTTGATCATTATTTGCATGGATCTGTAGTCCATCAATATGAAGAAGCATTTGCTAATTATGTTGGTGCTAAATATGCCTGTGCGGCTAATAGTGAAAGTAGTCTAATCTTTATATTATTTAATCATTTCGTATTATCAGATAATATTAAAATTCCATCCATTTTGCCCCCAGTAGTAGCCAATGCCATTATAAATAGTAGACACAAAATAAGATTTGTAGATAATGTAGATTGGGTTGGTAATAGTTATCAATTATATCCAAATGTATTAGATTCAGCACAAGAAATACAACGCAATCAATACAAAAATAATAATTATGATTTTATATTATATAGTAATTATCCTACAAAACCTGTTGCCGGAATAGATGGTGGCGTAATAGTATCTAATGATAATAACTTCTTAAATGAAATAAAAGGTTATCTATATAATGGTACCAATATGGCCATAAATAGTTGGGAAAGGAAGCAAGTAAAAGTAGGTTGGAAAATGTATATGAGCACAATACAAGCTGCTGTTGCTCTAAATTCACTTAAAAATATTGAAGAAAAAAAAGAAAAATTAACTATAATTAGAGAAAAATATAATAACTCGTTTAGTTTAGTAAATACAAGCGATCATCTATATAGAGTAAAAGTCGAAAATAATTCTAAAACACTAGAAGAATTAAAAGAGAAAGGTATAGTATGTGGTATTCATTATAGGCCACTTCATACCCAATCTCTTTTTAATCATTATAGAACAGATGTAGGAAAAACTTTTCCATTATCAGAAAGAGAGGGGCAAACTACATTGAGTATACCTTTTCATGAAGATTTAACAGATAGTGATACAGATAGGATTATTAATGAGGTTTCTCCATGGTTGATATAAAACAAATATCTATTCATGATGATAGAGGAATTTTACATTCATTTGATATAACAAAACTCCCATTTATAATTAGGAGAATATTTTATATTGATGGAATTAAAAAAGGAGTTAAACGAGGTGGACATGGACATAAGATATGTCAACAATATTTTATATGTTTAGAAGGAACTATTTTTGTTAAAACTATAGATATTAAAACAAAAGAACAAAAATGTACAATCCTCAGTAAAAATGAAGGATTGTATATCGGGACTTATAAATGGGCTGAACAAGAATATTTACAGGATAATTCTATATTATTGTGTTTATGTTCAGAAGAATATGATAAAGATGACTATATAACAGAATGGTAATAAAATGAAAACAATACTAGTAACTGGAGCTGGAGGATTTATAGGTTCTCATTTTGTTGAATTATTCTACAAGACACATCATCTAATATTAATGGATTCTTTTGTTCATAAAGGATTATATTCAAGATTAGACGAGATTTTACCAAAAGATTACTTACCCTTTATTATTAGACATGACTTAAATTGTCCTATAGATGATTATCTTATAAATAAAATTAGCACCAGTATTAATAGTGGAGATAAACTAGATATTGTAAACTTTGCTAGTGATAGTGCCGTAGAAAGATCAATTTCAAATCCTGGGGCTTGTTGGAATAATAATTGTAATTTAATCCTAAATGTTTTAGAAATGGCTAGAAAATTAAAAGAGAAGGGATATTTGAGAAGAATATTACATGTTTCGACTGATGAGGTAATTTCTGATTCTATGGAATATAAAAAGGAGTGGGCCGTTCATCGTCCATCTAATATATATTCTGCTAGTAAATCTGCCCAAGAGGCTTTATGTTATTCTTATTGGCGAACTTACGATTTACCAATAATAATTACTAATTGTGTTAATAATTATGGTTTTAGACAAGATATTGAGAAGTTTATTCCATTAGTAATCAAGAATCTACTATACAACAAACCTCTATTGGTTTATTTAGATAAAGAAGGAAAAATAGGAAAAAGATATTATCTTCATGCTTATGACCACTGTTTAGCAATTAAAAAATTATTAACTAGCACAGATTTAGATAAAGATGACCTTACTAAATACAATATATGTGGAGGTGAAGAATATGGCAATGATGAAGTAATTAATATTATAGCTGCATATATGAATAGAAAACCTATTTTGACATATATAAAACCAGAGCACAGAAAAGGTTATGATAGTTGTTATAAAATAGATGATAGTAAAATTCATAATATAGGTTGGTTACCACTCTATTCATTCAATTCTATACAAGATATTATAAAACACTCTCTCAATAATACTCACTGGATATCATAATGAAAAGAAAAGGTATATTATTAGCTGGCGGCAAAGCCACACGACTATATCCACTAACAATATGTGTAAGCAAACATTTATTGCCAATTTATAATAAACCAGTAATTTATTACCCCCTTTCCCTTTTAATTTTATCTGGGATTACCGATGTATTATTAATTACTTCTAGAGAATATATAGACGATTTTCAAAAATTATTAGGAGATGGAAATCAATTTGGAATAAAAATAGATTATCAAATTCAGGATAAACCTAATGGGTTACCCGAAGCTTTTATTTTAGCAGAAAAATGGTTAAACGGAGCCCCATCATGTTTGGTTCTAGGAGATAACATCTTATATGGTAACGATTTAAGTTTAATTCTACAAAATTGTAATAAAACAGAAAATGCTAAAATTTTGGCTTGTTATAATAAAACACCAGAAAAATATGGAGTAATTAGTTGGGAAGATGATGGATCAATAATTATTGAAGAAAAACCTAAGCAACCTAAATCTTCATATATTATTCCTGGTATATATTTCTTGGATGAAAGTGCTCCAAAATATGCCAAAACTCTAAAACCTTCAAAAAGAGGAGAACTGGAAATTGTTGATCTAATTAATATTTACTATAATCAATACAGATTAGAAGTTGAAATTTTTGGACGAGGAGTAGCGTGGTTTGATGTGGGAAATTTTGATTCTTTGTTAGATGCCAACAATTTTATAGCCGCCATAGAGCGTAACCAAGGACTTTCGATAGGAAATCCTTCAGATTTTTTGAAAAAAACATGAAAAATGTATTGACAAATCTCGTAAGATTGACTATTATATATAGAAAAGAAAGGATCATGAATGCAACTTTATTTTTTGATAGGTATAGCCCGAAGTGGAAAATATTTTATATAGAGGATAAAATGGCTGGCAAAAGATGGACACAAGAAGAAAAAGATACAGTAAAACAATTTTATTTGCAAGGGTTAAAATATAAACAAATATCTAAACTAACAAATAGAACACCAAAAGCTATATTTCATCAAATTAAAAAACATTTCCAAATTTCTAAAAATTATAGTTTAGTATATCCAGGTTTTATATGTAATAAATTAACTGTGTTACGGTTAGCTACAACAAATACGCGACAGGGTGATATTTGGTTAGTTAAATGTCAATGCGGAAATTATGCACAAATTGATGCTTATAGATTGTTTAATAAAAAAATAATAAGTTGTAATAAATGTAAAATGAATAAATTTAAATCTGGATATAATAATATATCCGCAGCATTTATGAGAAATATCAAAAACGGAGCCAAAAAACGCAATATAGAATTTAATATTACAATTCAATATATAGATAAATTATTTATAGAACAAAATAAAAAATGTTCCCTCACTGGACAAGATTTAATTATTATACAAGGAAAATCTAACAAAAATACAACAGCTTCATTAGATAGAATCGATAGTTCAAAAGGATATGTTGAAGGTAATGTACAATTTGTACATAAATATATTAATGTAATGAAATGGGACTTATCCACAGATGAATTTATCAATATTTGTCAAATGGTAGTAAATTATAATAAGGATAAAAATGAATAAATTATATTTCTTAATAGGTCTTCCAAGATCTGGAAAAAGTTTTTTTGCACAGAAATTTCTTAATTATAAAATAAATATACTAAACAATAATTGTTATACAGAAAACAAACCATGCTGTGTTTTAAATTTAAATCCTAGAGCTATCGTGTGTGCTGATGACATTAGATTGGCTCTTGGTCATCGTTGGAATAGTTATACTGAAGAATTTGTTAATGCAATTAAAATTGTTATGATTAGGACATTACTTAAAAAACATGATGTATTAGTGGACGGAACCCATACAACAGAAAGAAGTATTAGAGAATTATTAAATATTGATAAAACCGCAATTCCTTTTGTAATAAGAGCTACTTGTGAAGAATGCAAAAAACGAGCCAAAGCTACTAATCAAGAAGATTTATATCCAATAATAGATAGAATGTATAATCAATTATGTTCATTAGATGGAGATTATGGTATATATCAAACTATAGATAGCTGGAGAGATAAAACATTTTTACCGGAGATAAGAGATTAATATGATTACTGCACAAAAACTACAATTAATACATGAACAACGAGGATATGATTATGTTAAGCAGATAGAATTGCCTAAAAATGCCTGGATTTTGTCAGCATCTGGTTTAGGAACTCCGGGTGAATTTTTATTAGTAACTATAAATATTTTTAGCAATTCTAACGCAGACAAAGAAATAAAAGAATTTTTAGTTATGTGTCATCATAATAAAGAAGTAAAAAATATAGAAGAAATGTATGAAAATTTACTATTTTTAAATAGTTTTGACATAGAAGATGAAACATATTCAGTATTCGAAATAATAAAGGAATAATATGCAAATAGAAAAAGTGGGGATTTTATTACCCCATCTACATAACAATCAATTAGGATATGAAGTTACAAAACAATTAAATGATTTAAAAACAACTCATCCACATATTGATAGTATAGTATTTACAGAAGAAGATCGTCCGCAAACTATAATGGCAAAATTCGCTATTATGAATGTTAGTGAAGCTTACGATCAAAAAGGATTAATGATAGCTACAACTCCTAGTACAGCAGCTAAATTAATTTATTGCTGGGGGGCTGATAAAAAAGTATTTTATAATTATGATTGTTATTGGTTGAGGGGGCAAAGGACTAATTATGAATATCTAATGAATCTTTATTTAAATAATGAATTTGATTTAATAGTTAGAAGTGAATCCCACAAATTATTATTAGAAAATAATTTTACAGCTAAAGTAAAAACAGTTGTAGAAAACTTTAATATAAAAGAAATGTTAGAATTATATTCCACAGAAGAGGCCTTAAATGTCTGATGAATTAAATATCGATGATATCAAAAATATGTATGAAAAACAAAAAATGTCCTGGGCTCAAATAGCCGAACATTATGATACATATGTAAACAAAATAATTAGATTTGTTAAGAGAAATGGTAGTGTTGAAGCCCGCAGTATGTCAGAAGCACAAAGTTTATCCTTAAAGAAAGGGAGACGTAAACATCCAACTAAGGGACAAAAAAGACCAGAATCAGTCAAAAACGCCATTGGAGAAAAACAATCTCATCACTGGAAAAATGCCTCGGTCACAGAAAGAAAACATAGATCTGATGTTGCAAAAGAATTATGGAGTAATAAAAGTGCAGAAGAAGTAGCTAATATGAGAGAAAATGCTATTCAGGCAGTGTTAAAAGCTTCTAAAGAAGGATCTAAATTTGAGAATTATGTATGTGAAAATCTAATTAAAGATGGATATTCTGTTGAAACACATAAAGAAGATTTAATTCCTGTTGAAAAAGTCCATATTGATGCATTTTTACCTGAACTTGGAATTGCTATTGAAATAGATGGACCAGCACACTTTCTTCCTATTTGGGGACAAGATAAATTAGATAAGCATATTGCTAAGGATACACATAAAAATTCAATATTATTGGGATATAAATTTACTGTTTTGAGAGTAAAATGTTTGACAAAAAACATTAGTAAGACTAAAATGTCAGATGCTTACAAAAAGGTAGTAGAGGAAATCGAAAACATTAAAAATAATCCTGGCATTAAAAATGCCCAATTAATTGAGATCGAGGTACAATAATATGCACGGATATGAAAAAACTCCAATAACTGAAATTAGAAGATTATTAAAAGAGAAGTATGGGGTTGACGAGACAACATTACTACAGACAAAGAAACTGTTGGTAGCATTGTTATTGGCATATGAAGATGGAACAGCGGCACCTAGGACCATTCAAATTACAGAACTAAAAGAGGAAGAAATGGGTGAACCTACAACATTAGATGATACTACCCAAGATAATAATGAAATCGACGAAGACGATGATGAAGACCTAACAGCATTTAATGATTTAGAAGTTGAAATTGAAGATGGAGAAGTTATTAATATTGAGGGAATTGCCGAAGTTTTAGAGGAAATTAAAAAGGAAGTTGTAGTTGAGGGATCTGTAAAAGAACCGGATGAAGAATATGTGGAGGAAAAAAGTCAGAAAGAAACAGTTCCTACTACACCTTATTTTAATTCTCCTGAGTGGTCAGATTATCTAATATCACAATTACGCCCAGATGAATTATTTGAGAAATATCCGAGGTTACGCGGTCTTCGCAGGTTAACAGAAATATTTATTGGTCCTATTATAAGTAAAGAATTATACTGTCACAAATGTCCAGATGATAAATCGGACTCTTCTACTATAAGTGTAAAAATAATTTGTTCAGTAAATAATCCAAATCATCCATTATATAAAAAAACTATTGTAGAAACATCTATTGCTGACGCAAATATAAATAACAATAGCGTAAATCCATTTTGTTATCATATGAGTAGTGTCTCTGAAAATAGAAGTGAGGCTAGATGTTATAGAAATATATTACGAATAAATGTAGTAACGGCTGAAGAGGTCAATGCTGGTATGAATATGGAAGAGAATATAAACAATGATAATGGCAAGATTAGTCAAATACAAATCATTGCCATAGATACTATATGTAAGCGTCAAGATATAAATGTTTTTGAGTTTATAAATGTTGGTAGTAGCGGTAAAACATATTCAAGTATAAATGATATAGATACTAATACTGCCTTAAAAATAATACAAACCCTAAATGAAATAACTGAAGGGAAAAGAACAAAACCAGAAAATGTTGGCGTTTATGATAATAACTGGGTGAAACAATAATAAAAGGAGAATATATGATTAAAGCAAAAGTAAAGATCGGTGAAGATTGGTTTGAAGTAGAGTCGTCAGATCAGAAAAAAATGCATGCTGAATTATCTTCATTATATGAAGTTTTTGGTAATAATATATGTCAAAAATGTAAATCAAAAGCTGTCCCCACAATTCGTGAGAACGATGGTAATACTTATTATGAGTGGAGATGTACAAATCCAAAATGTAGAGCCAAACTATCTATGGGGTGTCATAAAACATCTCCGACATTATTTCCTAAAAGAACCACAGAAGATGATACTGGAAAATCTACATATTTACCAGATGGTGGATGGTTAAGATATAATAAAGAAACTGGGAAAAATGAATAAATTTTTAGAGTTTTTTTGGGAAAAATATCGTATAATATATTAGGATAAAGTCGCATATAAACAAATATAAATAGCCTCGCGGTTAAAGTCTTGCGACTTTTATCCCAACCGTTGAGGCTTTTTTATTTAGGAGTTTTAATGAGGAAAGAGTGGACAAATGAAGAAGAAATAGAATTACAAAATTTGATAAATCAAAATTTAGATCATTTGGATATTTCTAAAATATTACAAAGAACTAAAAATAGTATCAATCTAAAATGTTCAGAATTAAGAATCAAATGTAAAAAATATGATATAAATATAGGTTATAAACAACAAAATGGATTTTTAGAAATTATAGATTTATTACCAAATTCTAAAGTAAAATGTTTATGTCATAATTGTAATAAATATTGTATTTACGATAGATGTGATGTTCGTAATTCTAAATATAGAACATGTGGTTGTTTATCTAATAATAAAATATGCCCAATATGTATATCTAAACATAATAAAAGAGTGCAAATTTGTTCCAAATGTGGTTATAAATTTGATAAAAATTGTAAATCCTTTGCTGAAGAACATAAAGAGTTACTTAAGGAATGGGACTATGAAAAAAATATTATAAATCCGCATTATATTGTACATAAATCTAAATATAAAATATTTTGGATATGTAAAAAATGTAATAATTCTTGGCAATGTAAAATATCAAATCGTACTCAAGGTAAACATGGATGTCCAAAATGTAGCTCAAGTAAAGGTGAAAATTTACTTGAATCCATATTAAACAAATATAATATTGTATATAATAAGGAACAAATATTTGATAAATGTAAAGATATTAAAAATTTACGATTTGATTTCTATTTACTGGATTATAATTTATGTATAGAATATCAAGGAGAGCAGCATTATAATAATAGATTATCATCAAGATATAATGAAGAATTCTTTGCAAATATTCAAAAAAAAGATAATATCAAACGAGATTTTTGTAAAAATAATAATATAAAACTACTTGAAATACCATACTGGGAACAGAAGAATATAGAGGATATATTAAAGAAGGAATTAAATATAGATGGCAAAATTACAACCAGGGATTAATGATTTACAAACTACTCATCCAGAACTAATACAAGAATGGGATTTTGAGAAGAATACTATTAAACCTACAGAGATAATATTTGGAAGTGGAAAAAGGGTGTGGTTTTTATGTTTAAACCATAAACATAGTTATTCAACAAGATTATTTGATAAAATTAATAAAAAAATACAATGTCCGATATGTACTGGACACAGAGTATTAATTGGATTTAATGATTTACAAACTACTCATCCAGAGTTATTAAATGAATGGGATTTTAAGAAAAACACTATAAAACCAACAGAAGTTTCTTATGGTAGTCATAAAAAGATTTGGTGGAAATGTAAATTAAATCATTCCTGGATAATGAGTCCTAATAATAGAACATCAATGCCCAATCAAGGTTGCCCATATTGTTCTGGGCGTAGAATACTGATTGGATTTAATGATTTAGCCACTACACATCAAGAGTTGTGTGAAGAATGGGATTATGAAAAAAATAAAATCAAACCAACAGAAGTTACACATGGTAGCAATAAAAAAGTATGGTGGTTATGTAAAACGCACAAGCATAGTTTTATATCATCTATTGGTAATAGAAAAAGTGGTAGAAAATGTCCAATATGTTGTGCTTATGGAAGTGCTAAAATTATTTTATCGGGATTTAATGATTTACAAACAACGCATCCAATATTATGTGAAGAACTTATTGACGAAATATACAATTCTACACAATTATCATCTGGTAGTGATAAAAAAGTAAAATGGAAATGTAAAAAATGTAATTATATATGGAAAGCATCTATTTCATCTAGAGCAGGAAAAGGAAAAAATGGATGCCCTAAATGTAATTCAAGTAAGGGTGAAATTAATATCTGTCAAATTCTAGATAAATACAACATTAATTATAATAAAGAAAAGACTTTTGATGGATGTGTAGATAAAAGAAAATTAAAATTTGATTTCTACCTTTTGGAATATAATCTATGTATTGAATATCAAGGGCTTCAACATTATCCAGAAAAATATAAAAAATCTAAATTTTATTCATATTCAACTATACATAATGAAGAATCTTTAAAAAATCTACAAAAACGAGACCAAATCAAGCGTGATTTCTGTCTTAAAGAAAATATTAAACTAATAGAAATCCCATATTGGGATAAAAACAGAATAGAAGAAATATTAATTAAAGAACTTGATATTCCTTTAATTTCCTAAAAATATCACTTATAATTATCTCTCTTATGCAATCTTTTTCCATATCAAATTCAACCAATCCAATATCAGGAAGTTCAGCCAAGAATTTTGCAAATTTAACTATATCAAATCTTTTTTCTATTGGTAAATCAGATTGATTACAATCTCCTTCTAAAATCATTTTTGATTTTCTACCAAAGCGACTTAAAATAAGCATCATTTGTTGGTAAGACACATTTTGAACTTCATCTACTATACAAAAAGTGTTATGCATATTAATTCCACGACAAAAAGCAATTGGTAATATTTGTAGTTTTCCTTCTTGAATAAGTTTTTGAACTTCTCCATTTACAATTCCATATGAAGCAAGTTCGGCAAAAATTGGTTGCATATACGGAAAAAGTTTTGCGGTAGAATCTCCTGGTAAAAAACCTAATGATTCACCACACGCTTCTACTGCTGCTCTAATAATTGTTAATTTATCATAATTACCTCTTAATAATTCCTGAGCTCCATACATAACAGCTAATGCAGTTTTTCCAACACCACTTCCATTAAGTGCAAATATAATCTTTTTTTCCTTCATTAAGTCAAGATATTTCTTTTGATTGATGGATTTTGGTTTAATTTCCTTCATACCCACCCTTTCTATATTTGGAATATCTATTTTAGGAATTTTAGTAGCTCGTGGTTTTTTTGTCATCACCTTCCTTTATAATAAATGATATAGTGTTGGGCACATAGTAATTGGATGTCTTAATAATGGATTCTTTAATATTTGTAAGAATTCTTGATGATCAGGATGCTTCGGATCACAAATATTCATACTATCATATAATTCTTGCGAATGCCACACCTTTAATATTTGAGCTAAATGTGCGTGTTGAAAACCAAAATCTATACACATTTGTATAAAAGCCGGTATTTCTCTAAAATTATCGGCTTGTACTACAAAATTTATTTGAACTACTTTTTTAAGAGTAGAAACAAATTTTAATGTCTCGTATATATGTTCCCATTTAGATGGAAATCTTACCTTTTCATAAACTTCTTTTGAAGCTGCATCAATAGATATATTAAATTTCCATATCTGATTCTGTGGTAAATCTTCCCACTTATTCAATAATAATGTAGCATTAGTAAATAATTCTATCTTCAAATTTAAATAATCCTTCGCTATATTTAATATTTCTAATGACGATGGGCTAACCAATGGATCACCAGAAGACATCAAAACTAATTCTTCTGCTGTGGGAAAGAATTCTTCACAAATTTCAAAAACTTTTCCATCTCTCTTTTTTTGATGATCTCCATATTTAGCAAATTCATTCCTACATGAAGGACATTTTAAATTACATGTTCTATCATGCTCTAACCAAACTCTTTTAGGAGGAATATCCATTATGGGTTTCATCCATGGTAATCTTTCTTTTTCTAAATGTCCCGCTGTAATTTTAGAACATTTTTTACAATATGTATTAAAATCATCATTTAAAATAGCTACTCTTAATTTCTGAAAATTTGGATGATTCCAAATTTCCCAGGGAGTTAGATTATGAATTAAATTGTAATCTAAACACCAATCCCCAACATAGACATTATGATCTAGCCATGCAGTACAACATGTTGAATATAAAGTTACATTTGGTCTAAATTCTACAAATGGGTTCCAGCAGCATCTCATTTTATATCCTTATTATATTTTGGTGGTGTAAAATTAAATTTTTCTATATCCAAATAACAATGATTACCAACTTTATCTATAATATTCTGATTCCAACAACCACAATCTGATATTGCATGATTTAAATAAGGAAGAGGAAGAGAAATAATACCTATTCTCCTACAAATATCTTCCCATTTATTTAATAAATCATTACATAAAATAACATCTATGTCCAAATCATTACCAGCTTTGTCACAACAAAAAGTTTTCCAAAAACCTCCTTCATATACTAATTGATTCTCACTTTTAATTAAATATTCATGTTCTACAAATTCTGAAAAATTAGGATAAGAAAATACTCTATTAACTCTCTGCAACCACCAATTTCCTATAAGTTTTTCTGGAGGATGTACAATTCTTGGTAATCTATGTACATGTCTCCAATCACTCTCTATTATTTCCCAAGGAGAACGAAGGGTTGTAAATTTATAATAAGCATCCCATTCATCATCTCTAATTAAAAATTTAAATTGAGGAGCATGTACATGTTTCCATTCTAACTCATCAATAAGTGAATTTGGACAAATTTGAAATAATGTTTTTGTTACAGAGGTTCCAGCACATCTAGGTATATGTATATATAAAAATTTCCTAAAAACATTAAGTAACATATTATTATCCTTTGTTTACTACTAATCCATAACTATAAAATACTGGTTCTAGTGTTATATATAATATTTTATATAATCCTTTATTAACAACTTCGTATACGGCGGAATTCACGCTATGTAAGTTCATATCGTGCCCTAACACCAGCCCATTAGGTTTTGTTTTTGTATATAATAATAATAAATCTTCTAATACATATTCATATAAATGACAGGCATCCAAATAAGACCAATCAAAAAAATTATCTGGTAAATTTAATAAAGCATTTTTTGAATAATCTTTTATAACTTTCACTCTATTATCATTTTTATATCTTTCCACAACATCTTCATACATAACATTCCATAATCTATCAGAACCACCCATAGCTAAAGGAAATTGTCCCTCAGTATCAATCCAACAATCTATTAAATATAATTCTTTAGGATTAGATTCTGTCAATATTATCTGAGAAAAATTTCCCATATAAACACCTATTTCAGCACAAATACAATTCTTAGGCATTAATTTAATTAACTCTATTCTATTTTGAATATATTGTACTTTCATTAATTCTCACTTTTATTATTAGATAATACATATCCTATTTCTGGACATAATACATTTTTTTGTGTAATACGAAAAATTTCTTCAGCTTGATAAGGGCATGATTCAACAAAAATATCCAATGGTGAATCTAAATATTCACTCGCTTTCAAATCTATAACTTTTTGTACTGTCCTATGTTTTAATTTCTCCCAATTCCCCATAGTAAGCTTTTCTACTTTCATCCCGTGTTTATCAAGCCAATATAATGTCTCGCTTCTATATTTTTCCATTCTAGCAGTAACTATATGTCTAATTGGAACCCTACGAACAAAATTCTTTGGAATAGCATTTTTAATAAAATTAGCATATTTCTCACCATCATCATCATCTTCTTTTTTAGCATCTTGACAGAGAATTCCATCAAAATCTATCATAGCATGTTGAACCATGGCAGAATTAAATAAATTCCATTCAAGGTAATGATTACCATTTAATTCAGCTACATAATAATTCACATGATCTAAAGATCTTGTATGACAATAAATAACAGTTTTTAAAATTTGGGCATTTGGATATTTATTCTGTATAACATTTGTACATTTATCAATAGTATTTCCATTATATACAGTATCTTCAATTAATAATATCTTTTGGGGATTTTCTAGTTGAAAATCCTTAAGTCTCCATCCATTACCAACATAACTCATATGAGCATCATCAACAGAATATAATGGTCTATGATAATGACATGCTAAAGTAGTTGCTGGTAACATTCCAGATCTAGCTGAACCAACAACAATATCAATATCGGTTGGTAATATCTTAACTAATTCATAAGTATCAATAATGAGCTTTGATGTCTTAATATAAGATAATGGATTTTCTTGTCTTGGTATATATATTTCACCATTAGACATTTCAAATCCACGAATATCTATCCATTTATCTATTGGACATTTCTCACTTGATAACCATGCTTTTGTACTTAAAAAACATCCACATCCTACATGTTTACATCTACCATTATCATAATGTTCACATGTACTACAAATATTTAATCTATTTTTATATTGTTCTGGTGTTACATTTTTAAAACCAGATTTAGCATAATTTATTACCGCTTTTCCAAAATTTGAAGCAAGTCCAAATAAACCAGGATATTGAATAGTATCATCATCTGCCAATGAATTAATATTTACTTGTTTCTTATTGGGACACAAATCACAAACGATTGGTAAATTTTCTGGTTTTACAGTAATAATTGGAAATTTATTTTCTGTACATTTATATTTATTATTTCCTAAATATTCCATACATTGTGGATATTTATTTCTTGGTGGTATAAATTCTTGCATAATTATCTTATTCCTTGAACCGTCATTGATGCCCCTAGAGTACAACAAGTTTCAGATGGTGACTCGATTGTATTTGTATATGGATATAATGTCCAACTTCGAGTAAATCCATTAATTGTTTTATAATCTATAAAATTCATATCTGAAGAATCAAAACTTGGTGTTACAATACTACAATAATATTGTCCTACTAATAATCCAGTACCAGTAATATTTGCAACTTGTTGTTGCGTATAAGTATCATATATTAATGGTTTGTTACCACTATAAGCAACCAATTGATCTTCATGATATACTATAAACCATCGTCGTCCTATGGCTCCAGAAATATCTACAAAATCATGAGTTTTAGTATAATAATTATCTCTATAATAATATGAAAAATCTTCTCTAGTACCAGCAGGATCAACCATAACTTTTAAAACATTTCCACTCGTCTCAGTACTCACATCAATACCAGTATCTTGCCAATATGTGCTTGCTGTTACCGCTGAATATATATTATCAAATCCTATTTTTGTTCCATCTCCACTAATAACTGGTCTAATATCATATAGTTCATAATTAAAACTATTGTTTAAATCTGGATCTCCACTCCAATGCACTTCTACTAATGGTAATGTAGATGCATTATGTCCACTAACCCTAACAATATCTCCATAATTATTAAAAGATAATCTATAAGGACTATCATTATAACTATAATTAATATACATATAATTTATAGCTAATCTTGAAGATGTATCGAGACCAGTCCCATGATATCTAATATAAGCAATACCAGATTGAGCCATATAAGATGACATTGTATAAGTGCTAGTTATAGAACCAAAATTAGGATTTATAGCTCCAACCTGAGTACCTATTGATTCCCAATTATTAGAAATAAAATTATATCCATAAATATCTACAGAAGAAAGTGTTCCGCTTAATACATCATAAGATGTAAATTTATATGGTCTAATAGTTTCTGGTCTTCCTGTATCAAAAACATATACAATATCAATTTCATTACTATCTTCAAATATATTGTGGTATACAGTACCTATACTTACTGTATCTAAATATGTTCCAACTTGAGTACCGACAAAATTTGTCCCCAATAATGAAGTAGATGTATTATCTCCAGTACACATTTTATAAGTAGAAGAAGAAACATATGATAATTTATGATAGGTTGTAGGTTTTTTATAATAATTATAAGAATAAAATTCAAAATTTTCACCAGTAGGAACTAATTTTAATAAGTTAACACCTTTTCCATATTCGTAATCAATATCATGAATCGTAAAATCATCTAAATTTTTATATGTAGAAATATTTTGATATGTAGTACCATAGGGATATGCAAGCTGTTTTTGACTATTTTGTGTCATCGAAGTTATTGTTGGAGAATAAGTAAATTTTCCTAAATAATAATTATCGGCAGTATTAGCTCCAGTATATATAATTCCACTCTCAAAACTATATGCTATATCTTCACCGTATCTTGCTACATCTCCAGTTTTTATAATATTTATAGATTTACCAGATGGTATAGAATATAATATATCATCATGAATTAAATCTAATCTACCAAGAGTAAAAATTCCAGAATTATAATTTGTTGTATAATTTTGTAAATAAACAATACCATTATCATATTTTGATGGATCTAATAAAGATATACAATTATGATCCCATGAACAACGACAATCTCCCACCCCAGTACTCATTGTTGCATTACTAACACATCCAATATTAGTATATCCGCCAGGAGTTGGTAATGTATTAGTTAGAATTGCATTACTTCCACTTATAAATACAGATGATTTAGGGCCAAAAATAGAAGTATCTAAATCTAACAATCCATAATAAGGATGATAATAAATAGTAGAATTTGTATTTCCACTACCATTACTATTTATATTATACATTCCATTAACAAAACCAACTAAAGCACCATAATCAGAATTGCTGTATCCAGTAGTTGTTTCAAAACGATCATTTTCATATGGGTTTGTAAATGCTAATGGATAACTATATGCCCATATATCGCTCCAACAAGTGTCTCCACTACATCCTCCAGTATCAGGATATTCATAATAAATCTTAGATTGATACATATATCCAAGATAACCCTTTTGCAACGTGGTATAAATTCTTTTATCATCTGGTTTACAAACCGATTCAGAACAACAAGTTTCAAAATCTGAAGCAAGACATGTGGTAGGTTGGGTTGGTGATAAACATTTTTCTCTAGTATCCCATACTACATCTGGTATAGCATCATTTACTCCCAATAATGAAGCAGTATGTCTAATATCAGAAATATATGTTCCATTAAAACCTGAACATGAACATGTATAATGAGACCCACATTCATATAATCCATCTACAGTAATTTGAACTATATTTGGAGCTAAAACAGAAATATTGTGAGGTTTATCATAATATATAGAATTAATTCCAGCATCACCACTAGGATTATCTAATAATTCAATAGTAATGTCTGGATTTGTAATATGTTCATTTGTACTTATATTTCCAATAATTAAAAATCCTGGATCAATAGCAGTACCAATGGAATATAATGGATGAGAAATACAATTATGAGAATCGCTAGCAATATATAACTCTCTTGGATATAAAGTTACACCAAAATAAGTCTCATGATATATATGCCCATCATATTCTACTCTATAATCTCTGGTGGCTTCACAACCAGAATAAGGGAAACGAACATTATCATATATATAAATATTATCATTAATTTTCCAACTAGCCCTAGAACCAAAAAATTGAATTCTAGCACTCATATTAACACCAGTAATAGCACTTCTATTAGAAATATCATAATCATGATAAAATCTAATACTTCCAGTACCTGATCCTGGAGATAGAATATATTCTGTAGTAGAAGGTGGAACAAATACAGGATTTACTTTCCAATCTCCAACATTAGAATCCCACAATAATGGATGAGCATTCCAACCAGAAGAACTAATAGTAGAACTACCACCAAATCCATCTGCTAATGGAGTAAAAGCGTTTAATTTTATTACTTTTCCATCAGAGAGAGAAGTTGATTGACTCCATCCTTCTTGATTTGTAGCAAAATGAGATCTATTTGCCATATAAAATCCTATATTATGAACTTATTGTTGTTATTGGGGTGTTGTAAGGTTCAGCATTAACAACATTCCATAATCCATTGCTTGTAGAATTATTCCAAGTAATATATACTTTAATTCCATCGGCTATATCTAAAGCATTATTTATAGGAAGAATTTGAGTATTACCACCAGCAATATATGCTACAGTATCTCCAGTCATTATACCATTAAGTGTTACTACAGGATAAGTAGTTGGTAGAAATTCATTTTCTCCATACAACTCATTATATTGATAATAAGTACAAGTATAATTTTGTCCAGAATATGCTGCACCACCTAATATAATATTATTCTGCATATCTTGATAACCAGAAAAACTTGGGGTTGCAGATGTAATTTTACCAGAAGCCCCAACTAATAAACCATCTCTTGACGCTGGTCCATAAGTTTGAAGTACAAAAGTAGGATTATCCCAATATAATAATTCGTAGTTTGTATAGTTACCAGAAACTCCAACCGCTTTATCTGGATTGAACACAGCCCATCCATAAGTTCCACTAGCTGAACTATATCCCATAGGGTTCGACAAAGCTATATATTTTGGAATTTCAATTCCAGAAATATCAAAACATGGTATATTATCATCTACAATTTCGGCATTAATCACATTGTTCCACCCTAATGTGCTTTGTCTCATTTTTACTCTAACTATTCTATATGATGGAGCTGATGTCCATACACCTCTTTTGTAGTCCCATCTTATATCAAGTGGTCCAGCTTTCCACATATTGGGTTTCTGCAACCAATTATCTAAAAATTTATGTGATCTACCACCACTACCTGCTACTTCATCATAGTTAGGAACTGGCTTACCAGCAACATCAAATCCCCATCCAACAATTACTGGTGGACCCTTAATTCCTATACTCCTATACCATTCTTCACTACTATAATTAGTTTCTGGATACTTAATAGATAAATCAAGAGGATATGTACCATCTCTAATAACATATTCTATATCGTGCCCATAACCACTGCCCATAGTAAAATATATGTTTGTGGGATCTTGACAATCTCTAATATCAATCATATCACCAGAATTTGGATTAGTTCTACTCTGCATAAATGGATTAAGAGTTCCACACATAATAGGTGGTAAAGCCTCATTATATACTGGACCCCTAAACATAAAAGTACTATTGTTGGAATAATTATGCATCATATCGGGATGTTCTGGTTCATCCCAGGCAAGTCGTACTCCCGTTGGAAATGAAGCCATTAAACTCGCTTCACCACTTTTAGTAGTAAATGGTCTATATAAACCAGGAATTTCTACTCCTGCTCTTCTTAACCATAAATCACCACTACCAGCACCAAAAGTAGGAATACATTTACTGAATTCTGTATCCACAACACTATTAATTACACGATCTGTTTTATATAATTGGTTAATTCCGGTTACAGAAGCATTAGATATATTACCGCTATTAGCATATTCATATTCTGTATGAGAAATTAAAAAGGAATGGGATGAGGTTCTTCTATAACGATCTGGTCTGTTTAATACGGTGCCGAGAGCATTATTAGTAGTGGGGGTTCTTGTTTGATTAATGCGAGCTAAATTATTAAGACGCTGTATATCTCGTATTTTACCGGCATTTTTCTTTAAATTATCAATACGGGTTTTACTAAATGAATTATAATCTGGAGTAAATGTTCTCAACTGATATGTAGTTTTTAATCCATCTACACCAACACTAACATCCATATTAGTTATTTCGGGAGCACCATCAGCAAATGTAGATCCCATATTATATGCTGGAGCACCAGGAACTGTAATAGATCCAAACTCTATAACTTGTTGATTCATTACCTGATTATCTGCTAGTGCATGTCCAGCAGTATTCATTATAGTTGTACTGCCATAAGTCCAAGGATTTAAATCTTGCATAATCTCAACATTTGTAGGACCAGCAGTAGCAAATGATGAAGCATACCATGGACCATATCTTAATACATTACTTTTAAGAGGAACTACGGTAGATGTTGGAACCATTGGCATAGGATATCTATCCCACAATGTAGTATCGTCTGCTGGAACTGTAACACCAAATCTCATTATAGCAGCAATATCTTTTTTATTTATCATTCCATATTTTTCTAAATAAGCAGCAGCCGCCATTTTTCCATATATATGAGTAGTAGCATATCCTAATTCTAATTGATCTAAATATACTTTATCTGATGTCACTGGCTTATCAATTCCAACAACTATTCGTGGATATAATCTATTAACTGGATCTAAAAATACTATTTCTTCGGCAGTAGCTTCAACATAAATTATTCCACTATCTGGCTGATAATATTTAGTAGAATCCCAATTACTCATATCAACTCTACTTCCGTTATTATCAAATTTCATCATACATTTAATACGACCATCTTGTAATCTAAACAATTCCATAGTCGTATTATTTAATCCCCACGGATTTATATCACTCCAAGCCCCATCTGATTCTGTCCAGTTTAATTGTATATTATAAGGAGAATCAACATCAATAGCACTACAAATTACTGGAGGAGCAACTAAAAATTTACGTCCTAAATATTCATTAGCATATCCTTCTAATTTTTCAAACAATCTATCACCAATAGGTTTATCTTCATTGACTGCCTCCGATAAACCCTTTGTTGCAGTATATATACTTGTGCTTTTCCAATTATCAGATTTTATTTGAGAAACAGCCCCTTTCATAGTTACAATATTATATTCACTACCTTCACCACAAATATCTAATAATTCTAATAATCCACTACCATGGAAAGTGGTTCCTAAAAGAACCTTATCGGTTTTTTCTATATAATCTTCCCAATTACTTCTACCACCATCAGCTAATAAAGCTAATAATTCCCCCTGTTCAACATTATATGTAGAACCTAATTGTCCAGATTTAATATCATCAATTATATATTCATAAATATCAGAAATATCAATATTAAAACTATGTTTATCATATAATCCAGAACTAATAATTGGATAACCATAAGCATCTTTTCCCCAATAATTCCAAATATTACTATTATAAGTGTCATTACCAGAAGATACATAATCCATTGCCCATAAATCCTGTCTTTGGTCTCCAACAATGAGAGCATTAGTTATTTCTGGTCTTAACTCAATACCTCTATCTGAGCTAGCTCTTTTTGTTGTACTAATAAAAGATGTTAGTGTACCTAAAGCCAAACGAGTGTCTATTGCAGCAGCACTAGCATCAATACTAGCAGCAGAAGCTGGTTGAGTTTTTCTATCTGATGTTTGAATTTTAATATATAAATGGGCATCAGAAGGTATTGTTCCCTGAATAGTTGAGGTATTAAAGTTCCAATATTTAAAGGATCTAAATACATATCAGCAAACCAATCTAAACCGGCATAATCACAAACAGTATTAATAATGTCTAATAAAGAAATACTGTCCCCACCTATTCTCAAATCATCCATTGTAAGAGGTAACTCTGAAATATCAATATAATAAGAATATCCCTTAAATGAAGGTCTAACCCCAAATTTACCAGCCAATTGTGAGGAAGAATTAATTAAAAGGGAAAGGGCAGATTTTAAACTATTCCAAGATATTCCTGCATCATTGCGGGCTGCACCCCCAAAACCTAGAGCTGGATAATATCCTAATAAAGTATACAAAGAAGGATCTATTGGACATCCGCCGCCAGAATATTCTTCTAGAAAACCATAAGCATTAATAACATTGGGGATACCAAATACATCACCAGTATATCCACCAACTATTACTTTTACTGCATCAAGAATAATATTGGGGCCTGAACAACTGACTAAATAAGTTTTAGAATTATCATACTTTTCTTTCCAGTTTCTTAAAATACCCATATAAGCAAGACTTCCAAACTGGAAATATATAGGGGCACCCAAGGTAGGAGGAATAAAAGAATCTACTCCGGTATATGCTTGGGCATTAGTAGCACAATCATAATATACTTTATCTAAAGAACATGGATCTTCTATTACTTCAACATCTAAACTACTTTCATTAGAGTTCCACCCAATCCTAGTAGAAAAACTAACAATGCTAGCCCCCATAAACATGGTTTGTGAAAATGGTCCGTAAATATTTGCGTCACATGCCATATGCTACTTCCTTTTTAATTTATTGACCATTAACTACAATCACCAAGAGTCCATGACACACTTCTGTTATATCTACCAGTTTTTATTTCCCAATTATCAGTAGTGTTATCTACAAATACTTGATTATAAACTCCTGTTAAATAAGCATAAAAGGCATTGACAATAACATCAGTTTGAGTTTTGGGGGTTGCTGCATATAATGCAGTAAAACCAGCCCCAGTAATAAGCGATGTTCCAGAATAATATGGCATAATAACATCTATATTGATTGCTTTTTTAGGAGATGTTACTGTATTCATATCTTGTAGAATTGGACCAACTGTTCTTCCGGGTATTGCCACGCTACCAAAAACATCGGTTTCAAAAGTATCCTGAATAGTAATACTTTCATAAATAGCACCACTAACATAATTTGTGGGACGAGTATCATATTCCCAAGTATAATTTATGGTTCCCATTACAGGATTTCTTGCAATGGTTTTTGTAAGGGCTGTAGGATTAATAGAAGAATAACCAGAATAAGTTAATGTTCTATCATAAATAGTATTAATATCACTACTGCCAACTAAATTATTATATTTTGCTACTGCGTTATCCCATTTTGTATTAGATATACTATTATAATTACCAGATGTCTCCAATCCTCTAATATTACCTTCTGCTGTAATACTAACAATATAACTATCAGATGGAACTCTTACATTTACAGTAAAATCTTCTATAGTGGAACCACTAGTTACCACCCATGTTTCGTTTACTGTATAGTTACCACCCAATTCATCAGTTTCTTCTGTTCTTTTATAATTAAATCCACTATAATATGCTGGCAAACCAATTCCGCTTGTACCAGCTAATTTTGTCTGGT